CCAAGGATAGCCATTGGGCTGTCCGCAGAAGTGCCGCAGGAAACCCGAACACACCTTCCGGTACGTTGGTTGAGCTTGCCAAGGATAGCCATTGGGCTGTCCGCAGAAGTGCCGCAGGAAACCCGAACACACCCGGATATAAACCAATAGAAGATGAATTTATCGTATCCGAAACATACGTGGCAATCAAAGGAACAAACCACATCTGGTATAAACACAACTATCCCAATGTCGATCCATTCTATACTTGTGGGTGTTTTTGTGGTTCCCGTAAGATGTTGCTTTCACGTATTTATTCCATAGACCAAAGTGAGGATCCTGCTATAAGAATGAGGATATTGATGGCATTGGACAAAAAGTTCAAGGAGGTTTTTGGAAGATAAATTCGAAAACCACCAGTCCGGATAGTACGAGTATTCCCCGAGGCCGTTCGTCCACATGGAAGGATATTACCATACGGTAAAGAAGCCGGTTCGATTCCGGCACGGCCTCCGCTATAGTTATACTTATTTGGTTAGGATTAGGTATTAGTTAAAACAACGCCCTTCCGGTCTGTGAGGATAGGACGGGCAAACGGTACCGTGGCGGAATTGGTAGACGCACGACGAGTACTGGAGCTTTACCCAGCCGGAAGGGTTACTCAAAGCAGAAAGCTCATGCAGGTTCAAGTCCTGCCGGTACCACAAAACTAATATAATTTATATGAAAAAGATTTTTGACTATGATTTTAGAAACGAATTATTCCTCTGTTTGAGAGAGTCAGGAATAAAAGATAAAGAAATAAGGGAAATAATCCGTAAACGCTACAAGGAATCATTGAAGGATGAAGTTGTTGAACGATTAAACACTGTGATAAAAGCAATTAAAGAGGATAATCTTGAAGAAATAATCCCCTTTATAGGTGACAGCCCTTCAGGTGATGACTATGGTTGTGATAACCGCTACATTTCTTTTAAAGATGTTACTGATTGCGAAGATATAGGAGATGTTATAGATGCTTTGATGGAAAAATGAACGAAATCCTGACAGGAAAGATTTGCCCTTATTGCGGCAAGCCTACCGAATACGTAGACAGTTCCGTTATATACGGACGCTCCTACGGCATGATTTACCTCTGCCGTGATTGCAAGGCATACGTTGGTGTCCACAAGGGCACAGACCAAGCATTAGGACGTCTGGCAAATGCGGAACTTAGGGAAGCCAAGAAAGAAGCCCACTTCTATTTTGACCAGATAGCCAAGACAAACCTTATAAACAAGATTTGGAAGAAAAATATACCCAACACATCTAACAGAAATAAAGCCTACCTATGGCTATCTAATCAACTGGATATACCACGTGAGCTTTGCCACATAGGGATGTTTGATGTGGAGGATTGCAAACGAGTTGTTGAACTATGTAAACCATTAATAGAATGCCATACTATATAAAAAGAAAGCTAAAGAAGAAAGAAAAGCCCTTGCCTTTATTCGACAAGGCGGGCATCAAGATAAAGAAGAAGCCGGATTTGGTAGCCAAACTCGATAAAGTCTTCAGCCGCTATATCCGGCTTCGTGATGCAATGCCAAACGGATATTTCCGTTGCATCTCGTGTGGTCAGATAAAGCCATACGAGCAGGCTGATTGTGGCCATTACATAAACAGGCAGCACATGAGCACACGGTTTGACGAAATGAATTGCAACGCCCAATGCCGTAAGTGCAACCGCTTCATGGAGGGCAACATTCAAGGATACCGTCAAGGACTTATTGCCAAATATGGCGAAAAGCGCGTCCTTATACTGGAATCCATGAAAAACCAAATGCGCAAGTATGCTGATTTTGAATTAACCGAACTCACCAAGTATTACAAGGCTTTGGGGGATAAACTAAGTAAGGAGAAAGGAATATGAAAGATTTAGGATATTTCAAAGGAGAGAAATGTAATAGGAACGGATGTAATGGAATCATTGACGAGCATGAGAAAGAAGGAGAATGCACCTGCCACATTAATCCTCCTTGCTCCTATTGTACCACACAAACTTCATATTGCCCAAAGTGTGGCTGGAGTGCATCAGAAGAAGAATACGAATATCATCTGAATAGGAAACAAGCCCCGTTTGTATATAAGCATAAAACAGAGGAAGAACGCTTTAATGAACTTAAAGATGGTGAATTTGGCTATATCTATGTAGCAAGTGGTAGCAGCATTATTTGCAGAATAAGAGGAAAGCATCCTAACATGAAGCCAAAAGAAATTTATGAGAAACTTCATTTACGTGAAAACCCTGAAATGCCAAGAATGAAAAAATTTACCGATACGGAATTTGAACTTACCTATTTCAACGATTAATATGTACAAGCTACGTGATTATCAACAGAAAGCCAGTGATGCAGCAGTCAGTTTCTTTGCCAACAAAGCGAAGAAGAACAATGCCATCATGGTGCTGCCCACCGGCGCGGGAAAATCGCTTGTGATAGCCGACATAGCGGCAAGGCTCAACGGACATACGCTGGTGTTCCAGCCCTCGAAAGAGATTTTGGAACAAAACTACCTGAAGCTATGTTCGTATGGCGTACTCGATTGCTCTATCTATTCAGCATCGTTCGGGCGAAAGGAGATTTCAAGAATAACCTTTGCCACCATAGGCAGCGTGATTAATCATCCTGAACTTTTTCAGCACTTTCAGAATATAATCATAGATGAATGCCATTTGGTGAATCCCAAAGAAGGGATGTACAAATCATTCCTTTCGATTCTGAAATGCAAAGTACTTGGTTTGACCGCTACACCATATAGACTTTCTTCAAGCCGTGATTACGGCTCTATGTTGAAATTCATCACCCGGACACGCCCATGTGTATTTTCGGAAGTCATTTATCAGGTACAGATTTCCACCCTGCTTGATATGGGCTATCTGGCGAAACTGGACTACTACGCCATGAATCCTATCGGATGGAACGAACTCAACCTGAAAGTGAATACGAAAGGGGCTGACTATACTGACAAGTCAGTTGTCAAGGAATACGAACGTATCGACTTCTACGGATTCTTGGTGAGCATTGTTCAACGCCTGCTTAATCCTAAGAGCGGAGTGAAGCGAAAAGGTATATTGGTATTCACCCGTTTCCTGAAAGAAGCCGAACGGCTCACATGGTCCATTCCCGGAACGGCCATCGTTTCGGGTGACACCCCCAAGAAAGAGCGTGAGAGGATTCTCGAAGCGTTCAAGGCAGGCGATATTCCTGTTGTTGCCAATGTCGGGGTACTTACGACAGGATTTGATTACCCCGAGCTTGATACAGTCGTCATGGCACGACCTACAATGTCGCTTGCCTTGTACTACCAAATCGTAGGACGGTGCATCCGTCCGCATCTGAATAAGGAAAGTGCATGGTTTGTAGACCTTTGCGGAAACATCAGGCGTTTCGGGGAAGTCAAGGATTTGCGCCTCGTGGACGGCGGAAATGGAAAGTGGGCAGTATATTCCGGCAACAGGCAATTAACCAATGTGAGATTCTAAAGATATGAGGACAAGTTTTGTTTTTTATGATAGTTGGTGGGAGGCGATTCAGAATCTGCCGAGAGATGTTCAGGGAGACGTGCTCACAGCCATAATAGAGTATGGCTTAACAGGAGAAACTACTGGACAACTGAAGCCGATAGCGAAAGCCATGCTGGCTATGGCAAAGACACAAATAGATGTCAACAACCAACGGTTTGAGAATGGAAAAAAGGGAGGCAGGCCGAACCAAGGGGAAACCAAAGGCAAACCAAACAATAACCAAACGGAAACCAAAGAGAAACCAAAAGGTAACCAAACCGGAACCAAAGTCGAACCTAATGTAAATGATAATGTAAATGAGAATAATTATCCCCCCATAAGCCCCCCTAAAGGTGGGCAGGATTTAAATCAGGATGAAGATACGCTTTCGGAAAGGGAGGCGGAATTGAATGCGCGGGAACAGGAACTACTAAAGCGAGAGGCGGCATTAAAGGCCAAAGAGGGCACAAAGCTGCCGGACATAAGCTTTGTGTCGGATGATTTCAAGGACATATTTGAGACATGGCTAAAATACAAGCAGGAAAAACGTGAAAGCTACAAATCGAAAAAGTCCTTGCAAGCATGCTATAAGAAACTTCTCACGTTAAGCGGAAACAACCCTGATACAGCCCGTAATGTGGTTGAGCAGTCAATGGCCAACAACTGGTCTGGCTTATTTGGATTAACAGGAAACAATCATGGAACAGCAAATCGGAGCAATTATACAAGCAAGCAAGAAGCAAACGCCTATGCTCTTGAACGTTTGCAACAACATAAGCTTGACCTCGAAGCGGGCTTGGCTGACCAAGTGGAAAGGCCGTTCTGAGATAGTGTGTGCATTTTCCCCGATGCAATGGGGGTATGCCGCAAGCAATCCAGAAAAGGCGTATATGGCAGATTGTCCCACACTGTTGCAGCTTGACGCGCTTTATGGGGGAGGTACTTCCGCCTATTGGGTAGACACACAGGTGTCTGCCCTGTTCGGTTCTTCCAGTAGTCGTGAAAAGGGCATTGTAGACGGCATAGTCATATTCTGCCAGTCGTTTTCATCCCAAATATCCGGATTCAAGATGTCCGAAGTCATGCTGTTCTTCGCACGCTACAAGGCTGGCCGATACGATAACTCATACGGCGCATTTGATTCCCGGCGTATAGGTAACGCTTTCTTCAAGGAGTTTGTTCCTGAACGCAACAAGGAGCTTGATTTAATCAACCGCAACAAGCTTGCTGAAGAAATCGAGCGCAGGAGATTTGTCCCGCCGAAAGGGCATACAAGCTTATCATTAGTGCAAGAACTTCGCCGACGTGCCGCCGATGGCGACAAAGAAGCCCTCAGACAACTCACTCCACCATGAAACTGACGATTTACTGGGTAACGAAAGACGAATCCATACGCGCCCGCATCAGGAAGCGTTTCGGCATCCCTTGGGGCATGACTGTCAACAAGGAAACGAAGGTCGAAATACGGGATGAGGATATGGATTTGTTGAGAGAAACGGAAAAAAGAGGATTCATTCAGATTAGATTCAAAAAACGATGAAAACAAAACACATAAACCATTGGACGCCGGCCGAACTTCATTTCCTGGAAAAGAACTACGGCTTCATGCCCACACACGATATTGCCGTGTATTTGTCCCGGCATTCACTCAGTTCCATCTACCAGAAGGCATCCGCTTACGGCCTGACACAGAAATATCCGGAAGCCAAAGAATACCATTCCCCAAAATTCCGTAACATGACTGTCATGGAACAAGCTTATGAGATGGGGATGTCGTATTCGGCCGTGTGGGCTAACCGCAGGAAAAAAGTGGTATGACAATTTATTTTGAATAAGAAAATGATAGAATTATGCCAATAAGTGAAGTATATAACACGGACTGCATGGAATACATGAAATCTATTCCTGACAAGTTCTTTGAGTTGGCTGTAGTAGATCCACCATACGGACTGGACAAGAAAAGTACACACGGAAGAGGTAAACTAAAAGATAGAAGTCTAAATCGTGGAAATATTCAGAAATGGGATATCCGTCCAAATCAAGAATATTTTGATGAACTTTTTCGGGTCAGCAGGAATCAGATAATATGGGGAGGCAATTACTTCAATTTACCACCGAGCCGTGGAATTGTCTGTTGGGATAAGATGCAACCGTGGGAAAACTTCTCCCAAGTTGAATTGGCATGGACATCTTTCGATTGTCCGGCTTCCCTCATCCGTCTATCCAATACCGGTGGAGCTAACAAAGAAACAAAGATTCATCCTACACAAAAGCCAGTTGCATTATATCACTTCTTGCTGAAAAAGTTCGTTCGTTCCGGTAATAGGCTCCTCGACACTCATTTGGGTAGCGGGAGCAGCCGGATAGCCGCCTATAAGATGGGTTTTGATTTTTGGGGAACCGAGATAGACAAAGAATATTTCGATGCGCAGGAAAAACGCTTTCGGGAAGAATGTCTGGGCGAAGTGAGACTGAAAAACGGCGATGTATATGTACAAAAAGAATTGTTTGAATTATGAATTTAGATAAAAAGATAGACTATTCCATTGCCTTGTTGCGCAAGGCTGAATCCATGGCCTTGCGTTTAGACCCCGAAAATGGATTCTATTTGGCTTTCTCCGGTGGAAAGGATAGTCAAGCCCTTTACCACATCGCGCAAATGGCCGGTGTGAAGTTTAAAGCACACATGAATCTGACCAGCGTAGACCCTCCGGAGGTCATACGTTTTGTCAGACGGCAATATCCGGACGTGGAGCTTATCAAACCTAAGATAAGCATCTACGACATAGCGAAGAAGAAAGGGATATTACCCACAAGACAGTTGCGGTGGTGCTGTTACGTTTATAAGGAACAAAACGCAGCAGGTAAAATCAATCTTGTCGGTGTACGTAAACAAGAAAGTACAAGGCGTAACAATTGGAAAGAAATGCAAATCAATGGCGGTAAAACGTTTAAAGGCAATTTCGACCAATTCAGTATTCATAATGAAACGATGATTTCCTGCATGGGAGGCGGAAAAGAAAAGATTGTTGTATCCCCTCTTCTTGATTGGACGGAACAAGATATTTGGACTTTCCTAAACACCGTTGCCAACGTACCGCATTGTGAACTTTATGACAAAGGGTATCGGCGTATCGGCTGTATTGGTTGCCCAATGACACATTACAAACAATTGTTGCGTGAATTTTCCGATTATCCCCATGTCAAGCGGAATTGGATGAAAACAATAGAGTGGCTCATGACAAACAAATGGACTGATGTAAGGTGGGATAATCCCGAACAAGCCTTCAACTGGTGGATAAGCGGAAAGTCATTTGACAAGTTCTATGCCGATGAAGTATTACAACAGAAATTTGATTTTGATTTATGAAAAGAGAAGATATTGAAAAAGCGGCGGCAATATATACCGCCCAAGCAGAGGACAGCGATTATGCAGAAGTAAGAGACGTAAAACAGGCTTTTGTCAGTGGTGCAGAATGGATGGAAAAACATTTTTCGTGGATAAGTGTAGAAGAACGTTTGCCGGAATCCAAAGAAAAAGTATTAGTTCTTAATAGAATGAAACATCATGATAAATATTTTGTATCGGAAAATATTTATATAAATGGAAATTGGGCGGCGAAATCGGCAATGTATTACGAAGAAATTGCGTGGATGCCTATTCCTTCTTTTGATGAAATATTAGAAGCTAATAGGGATGTTTTGGAACGGATTAAGTATAAATCTAAACCAACTTGCATTAGAGATAAAGATAAGACATGTAGTAAATGCCATGAATGTGATGTCGATGTAATGAATCCAACACGTTCAAATTATTAAGGAGAAAGGGGATTAATTATGACAAAAGAACAGATTGAAGAAGCGGCAAAAGAATATTCTGGTTTAACTGATAATCCAAAAGATTCAGATTCGAGAGAGACAGGCTCTAAGAGGTTTATTTTAAGACATAGGCAGACGTACCCAATAAGTATATAACTGCTTATGTCTTATTGTTTTAGTTGATACCATTTGAAACTGCCATAATCAAACATTAAATCAGTATTTGGGCGTATTTTTGGGCGTGTGCATTTTACCCATTATTATCAGTTTTCCCAAAGTTGTCAAACCGTGCCATATTTTCGGCTTTTGCCGCATCTACTATTTTAATATAAGGCTTCATAGCTTTATAGTCGCTGTGTCCCGTCCATTCCATTATAACCGAAGCAGGAATACCAAGGCGAAGCGCATTAACTATAAAAGTTCGCCTTCCGCAATGTGTGGTAAGAACCGCATATTTAGGTACTACAACCTCTTTGCGTTCACTACCACTATACGACACGACACTAACAAGCTCATCCAACCCGGCGATTTCGGCAGCTTCATGTAGATGCTCATTCATTTTTACGTTGCTTAATACGGGCAAAGCCTTATTTCCGGGCAAGTGTATTCCCTTGTATTTATCAAGTATTGCAAGAGCATAGCTATTTAGCTCAATATGTAGCCTATCGGTTGTTTTCTTTGTAACAATAGAGATATAAGGAGGAACAGCATCGCGTTTTACGTCAGAAGATTTAAGCCGCGCTACGTCAGAATAACGCAACCCGGTAAAACAACAGAAACAAAACACATCGCGAACAGGAGGTAACGACGGTTTATTAGGGGGAAACTTAAAGTTCATAAAGTGCTGCAATTCGTCCCACGTCAAAAATATGACTTCTTTACAGTCCAATCCCTTGAAGCGTGGGCGATATTGCAAATGAGCAGCACCGGAGTAATAACCGTTAGCGGAAGCCCAACGCAAAAACCAACGAACAAAACCTACGTTTTTGGCGACCGTAGTATTAAGTTGCCCTTCTTCTTTTTGCAGATATGATACAAAGGCGGCAAAGTCAGACTTTGAAAAATCATCTAAGGAAAGTTCCGGGCGAAAGTTCATTAAGTGATGTTTGATACTTGCGAATTTGGTATAGGTTGCTTTCGTCCAATTATTCGTAACACCCATTTCAGAAGTAAACCTATCAAAGACCTCGAAGAAGCCCGGCGATTGTTGCTGGGCTTCTTCTTTTTCATCGGTAACGTGCCGACCGATTGAAGCATAGAAAAGCGGCTTAAATTCTTTTGGCGTTGGCGTTCGGTGGTGTTCAAGTTCAAAACGCGTTAAGACTTCTTCGACCTTAGAAACCATATTAGAAAGACCCCTATTTATTTCGCCCGAAGTTTGCTTATAGCAATTCTTAGAACCGAGCGTTACCCGTTGGCTTTCCTTATCCCATTTGTTAGCCTCAATTACATACCCGGAATGAATATCTATACGATACCCGGAATAACATACGCGCAAACGGATAGGAACGCTTTTTGCGTTCATCCCTTCACGGGTTGATAGTTGAAACTTAACGCTATACTTCATTTCTTATCGGTCATCATTTCGCCGCGCCCGGTAAGCAACCAATGCGCAGATATAGGATAATTAGCCACCATAATATATAAGGCTTCTACTTCCAAGTTCTTATATCTCGGCTGATAGCCCGGCTTAGGGGTTATTCCATAGCCTAACCGCATTTCCCTATAACGCGGTGCGCTAAGGTTGTGCAGTTCGCAGAAGTGGCTCAAAGAATCTATTTTGCCAAGATTGACAAGCATATCAATAGCCACGAAGAACCGGCGGTTTATAGCTTCGCTAATTGGCGAAGTCTTTACTATTGTCCGGGGCATAGCGAAGCGTTTATATTAAACATCATTACATTGTATTCATCTTCCGGCACTAACGCCGTTTCTTTTCCAGCCAAATAAGCATCTTCCAAGGCTTGAAAGACAGAACCGGGGATAAACGGGTAGTAAGCCCGGTTGCTATAAAACATATCTACATTTATTTCTACCATAGGACAGTTATTTTTCTCGAATTTTTGATTTAAGCGCATTTCTTGTTGAAATGGCAGTGTTACCCACCCAAACAAAAAGAAGCGAAATTAGGGGCGTTTCTGTGCGTTTGAGGGTATCACTATAATACATATTATTTTTCCCGATTTCATAGCCTAACACTCTCTATAATAATGTATAACGACTACCACAAAGAAACCTTTTTGCCGAAAGCTACACGGCAGCGGCACATCCGGCATTGCTTTCCGGTTGGGCAGCGGCTTTTTTGTTCTGTTCGGCGAGCATTTCAATGGTACGCTGTTGGCTTTCTATAATAGAGAGCAAACGCGCCTTTTCTTCTTTGGCATCTTCAAGAAGTTTATACAGCATTTCAGAAGGCGTTATTTCGGTGCTTTTTGCTTCCGTGTCCGCTTCCGGGCGTACAGAAAGAAGCATTTCGCCCTCCCCACGCATTAGCCAAACGGGGTTAAGTTGTGGGTATTGTTCGGTTATTGCTTCCAATTTGTCTGCCTTTATAGACCTTTTAATGCTTGCAATATACGCAGAACCTACGCCGATTGTGCGGCAAAATTCCCTTTCGCTTATATTTAGATAAGCTATGAATTTCTTAATTCGCTCTTTTACACCACTTTCATTTTGCATATTGTATCCTAATGTATCTAAACGTTAAAAATCAAGCGCACGGCGAAAATTGTATGCTTTTTATTTGCTTATTGTATGCTTTTACATTACATTTGCACCGTGTTAGTTATTCATTCGCAAAGATAAGCAAAAAATTAGCGGACAGCAATAGCGTAAACACGCTAAATTACAGAAAAATAAAAGCTATATGGTACACTCAAGTAAAACAATTAACCGCAATTTCTTGATAAAAGCAAGCGGTATAGACGGAAAAGGAAAGCGCATAAACAAATTAGTAGGCGTTACCGGACTTCTTGAATTGGTTGGCGAAGTCTTAGCAGACAAATTTGTAACAAGGGCGTTCAACACGATGAACGGCGACAGTTGCCGCTGTTGCTTACGTCGTGGGTTAAGAATTACATTTTATTTCAAATAATCACGACTATGGTTGTTAATTTCAAAAAGCTAAAAACACAGATAAAGCCTTTCAAGCCGGAAGAAGGCTTCAATGGGCGCAAAGGTTATATGTTCATAGCTACAAAAGAGCAGAAAAATAGGGGCGTTTGTAGCGTGAAAAGACCGGGAAGCAAACGCGGACTTATAGCCGCTTTGGTGGAGTTCATACAATATGATGCGGATTTCAAACGAGAATTTACACTATAATAAAGGAGGTATTATGGCAATGAACGATAACAACGGGTGCAGCATTTGCGCCGCAGGAAGTGAGAACTACGAAACATTCAGTACCCGGATAGGAAGGAAAAGGGTTAAACGTGTGCAATACGATTACAGGCATACAGACGGCGAACTGTTCAGCTGCATCGGTGGGACATTGGAAGAGTGCAGGGAACGCCGGGACAAATGGCTCAACGCTAAAAAGGCTTGACGGGTAAGGGCGTATTTTCCGATATGACGTATCAATATAATACGATTAACAGGATAACACTATATAAGCCAACGGAAAGAGAACCCCTCTTGTAAAGGCTATAAACCGGTGACGGCGGAAACAGCACCGCAGCGCGGACGCTTCGGGCGTAGGTGGGGCAAACCCACCGCCGCGCACGAAATAGTAACTATAAAACAAAAACATTATGGTATTGACAGAAACGAATAGAAAGGTAGGACGGCTCGGTTTCCTTAGCGGACTGAACCAAGTGAAGATGGGCGTTTACAAAGAGGTGGTAGCCGAATTGTACAAGGCTTTGGGAATAAACAACCGTAACAGCTTCTACGCATACAGGGACGGAAAGATAGAACCCAAGGTTACGCAAGCCGAAGCGGTGGAAAGCGTGTTTAACCGGTACGGAATTACTGAAAACATTTGGGGAGCATGAAACTACACGCGCTATTGAGCAAACGGGAAACGCAGGTAGCCGAATTGCTTGCATGGGGCGCGAGCAAAAAGGAAGTGGCAAGCAAGTTATTTGTTTCCACGCGAACCGTAGAGAATACTGCACGGAACATATACGCAAAATTGGGAATACAGAAGGCTACGGAATTGTGCGTATGGTGGTTTTGCACAAAGTGCGGAGTACCCGTAAGTCTTGACCCGTTGAAACGGGCATTTACGGCTGTCCTGCTTCTTTTGGTATTGCTTCCAAGAGAACTGACAGGAAACGGCGATTTGTTCAGAATAGGCAGGGACAGACGGATAGCACGGGTAACAAGGACTTTCCGGCGATACGGAGAGGATGAAGGAACAGAAGATTTTTTCAGAACATATTAAACGGTTGGATCATGAAGAAGGAAATAGCATTGTTAGCGGCTATAATCGTATTAGGCTCGATTTGGATAAGCCACTTAAAGGCACAAATAGACTACGCCGACACAGAATGCCCGGTTTGCGGAAGTTGCGAAGTTTTAGACTTCGGGGAAAGCGAGCATGGGGAAAGGTGTTACTGCTACGATTGCGAAACGGAATTTTACATAACACCAATTACAGACTATGAGCAAGAACAGTATTAACACAAGGGTAATAGACCTCACGCTCGGCGAACTTTTGGACGCAATAGACGCGAGAATTAGGGAAACCCGGAAAGAAGACGCGCAAGGCGAAGACAGCAATATGCCTAAGCCGAAACGGTTTGTTTACGGGTTGAAGGGATTGCAAAAACTTTTTGGGTGCAGCAAAACAACCGCTTCACGCATTAAGGCATCCGGCAAGATTGACAAGGCAATAACGCAGGTTGGGGCATTGATAATAATCGACGCTGATATGGCTTTGGAACTTGCCGGGAAAGATAAAGGGAAACAATAACTTTTTAATAATTCAGCTATATGAATAAACAAGTAATCATTAAGCGTTTGACGCTTGTAAACTTCAAGGGTTTGCGGAATGTCGCAATAGATTTTAGCGACAATGTTACAACGATTAGCGGACGTAACGGTACAGGTAAAACGACTATCAAAGACGCTTTTAGTTGGCTTCTTTGGGGTAAGAACAGCGAAGGCGACACCGATAGCAAGTTTGGCATCAAGACCAACGACGCAGACGGCAATTTTATTCCCAACCTCGAACACGGCGTTACGGGTGTGTTTGAAATCATAGACAAGGAAACGGGAGCGGTTGAAACCGTAGAACTTCGCCGCGTACTTGTAGAGGAATGGAAAGTACCCAACGGGGAAACAAAACGTGTGCTGAAAGGACACCACACCGACTTTTTCTATAACGGTGTGCCATTGAAGACGAAAGCGGAATACGAAGCGCGGATTAACGCCATCATTCCCGAAGCAGTCTTTAAGATTATTACAGACCCCTACTATTTCCTTACGCTTCATTGGAAGGCACAGCGTGAAATGCTTTTGCAGATAGCAGGGAACGTAAGCGAAGAAGAAGTAGCGAGAGGTAGCGAACGTTTTGCCCTATTGCTTGCGCAGCTTACCGGAAAATCATTGGAAGACTATAAGCGAGAGGTAGCCGCAAAGAAAGCCAAGGTAAACGAACAACTCGAAAAGATACCGACAGCCATAAACGCAATTACACAGGTTACGCCGGAAGCACCGGATTACGAAGCGTTGGAGAAAGAAAAGGCAGCTTTGGAAGTGGAGCTTACACAAATAGACGAATCGGTAGCATCGGAAGCGGAAGCCAACCGGATAGCCTACGAGAAAGCATCGAAGACGCAAGCGGAGATTAACGCGAAACGGACACAGCAACAGAAACTGTTATTTGAAGCCAAAGACAAGGCGAGAAGCGAAGCGTATAAGAAAAACGAAGCCTACAACAAGGCAGAACGTGAACTGCGCCAAGTGGAATCAGACCAAACGAACGAAGAACGGCGGTACAACGCGGAACGTTCCCGGCTTCAAGGTGACATCAGACGCACGGAAGAAAACAAAAGCAGATACAAGGCGCAACAGGACGAACTGCGCGAAAAGTGGTATTCGGTAAGTGCGGAAGAATTTACAGACACTTCCAACCTTGTATGTCCGTTGTTCAAACACGTATGCGCAGACCGGGAAGCATTAGAAAAATACGAAGCAGACCGGGAAGCAGCTCGAAACAAGTTCTACGAAGACAAACAGGCGCGGCTCGACAACATAAACAAGACCGGAACGCAGCTTACCCAAACGATAGAGGAACAAGACGCGGAAACAGCACGGCTTCAAGGATTGTTAGCCGAAACGGAAGAAAAGCACAAAACCGAAGTTTCCGGCTTCGCGGAAAAGCGCGAACAGTTGAAAAAGACGATGGACGCTAACCCACGTGTAAGCACAGAACCGAATATCAAAGGGGAAGACATACCCGAATGGGTTACGCTTCAAAGCGAGATAGAAACGCTTTCCGCCGGGCTTCCGAAACAGGATAGCACAACAGCGACCAATACCTCCGTACTTCGCAAGCGTAAGGCAGAAATAACCGCACGGCTTGACGAAGTAAAACAGAAATTGAACATTCGCGCAACCATTGAAACCAACGAAAAGCGGATTAAGGAGCTTAAAGCGGAAGCGGAAACGCTGGCGCAGGAAAAAGCCAACTTGCAGACCGAAGAAACCACAATAGACGATTTTGTTACGGCGCAGATGAACGAAGTAGAACGGCGCGTAAACGCATTGTTTAGCCGGGTACAGTTCAAGATGTACCGGACGCAGATAGAAGACGCGAAGCAAGTACCGGACTGCATTTGCTACATAGACGGCGTGAAGTATTCAGACAAGAACGCCGCCGGGAAAGTAAACGCCGGGCTTGACGTGATTAACACGCTTTGCGCGTTCCACGGGGTAAGCGCACCTATTTTCGTGGATAACGCAGAAAGCATCAACGAATTTATACCGGTAAACAGCCAACTCGTAAAGTTGGTGGTAACTACCGAAGACTTCAAGGTAAACAATTTCTAACCAATAAAAGAATAGCAATATGAATTACAAAGAAATCAAGTCCTACGAGGACGCTTGTAAGATTTTGGGCGTTCAGCCCATCAGTGAAAACGCGGTAGCAGCTTTCCCGGCAGAAGACCGAAAAAGTATGTTAGCTTACCATAAGCTGACAATAATAGCACGAGCCATTAACGGAGGGTGGAAGCCGGATTGGAACAACAGAAGCCAATACAAGTATTACCCAGTATTCTACTGCGAAAATGCCGGGCTCTCGTCTGCGGCTACGTTTCACTCGGCTTCGATTACGTTTGCGCACTTCGGCTCTCGGCTTTGCTTTCAAACGGAAGCGATGAGCGACTACGCCGCCGCCACGTTCGCCGACCTATACACGGACTTCTATTGCCTTCCGGCTTCGGTGGAGAAAGAAGAAAGCCAACAGAGTAACAAGCAGCCCGGCGACTTCTTGAAAATGGCAACTGATATTATAGAAACACAGTTGCAGCCGTTGGCGCAGGAAAAGAAAACGCGCGGTGTTGTGCTGATTGCTTGCGACACGGACACGACGGACGAAAAAGGAGAAAGCGCAACCGGGGCAATTATTGGAATTGTCGGAAACGGAAAAGCGTTGGCACACGGAGTAGCCGAACTTATGACGCGGAAAGAATCCGCACCGCTTGTAAAACAGGCTACGGAACTTATAGCGATGCAAAGACTACAAGAGCGGATTAAGCAAGAGGGCGCGAAGTTCCTCGCGGAATTATTCACACAACAAGAAAAATAGAAATGACCATGTGCAATATAAAAGAGTTACCAAGTGCAGCCATAGAAGAAGCCAAAGGCAAGTTTGAAATGGCTTGCAAAGAAGCTATGACGTTGGAAATAGTGGGAAACGTTGCGGCAGCGTTCAACGCGGTAGGAGTTGTAACGCTACTTCGCGAAGCATTGACAAACGACATAATGGACGCAGTTTTTATGCCGCTTATGAACACTAAAATAGGCTTTATGACCGACCACACGGGAAAGCCAAACAGCAAGGGACAGACTTTGCCGCTTTATTCGCGCGACGTTGTACGCGATTGCATTATAGACGCGGTTATTATTGGCTTGCTTCCAACAGGAAACCAATTTAACATATTGGCGGAAAGGATGTACCCAACGAAGGAAGGATATACCGCGCTTCTTAAAAAATTGGGCGTTAGGTATATTATTGAGATTGGGCAAGACAAGAGCCAAAGCCCACAATACGCGGAACTTGCCTGTAAGATTAACTACGAGTACAACGGGGAAAAGAACAGTTTTACCGTGAACACAACCGTAGCAAAGAACGCTTACAGCAGCAACGACCAGATACGGGGGAAAGCGGAACGCAAGGCGAAGAAAGCGTTATACGAATACATTACCGGCTCGGACTTCGGGGACGGGGACGAATCAAGTACGGTAGTGGTGGATGCTGTTGCAGTTGAAATTAGGGATGAAGCGAACAAGGGAGAAGCTATCGGGATAGACCAAGCGACGGAGGGAAAAAACGTTATTGCAGAGGATAAACCGCAGCCACAACCACAGCCACAGCCACAGCCGCGACCACAACCGCAGAAGGCAACCGAAAGAAGCAACAACGCTAAACCGGCTTTCTGATTATGGAACTTACCGTTATAGGTTCAAGCAGTGAAGGCAACTCCTACGTTTTACAAAACGCAGGGGAAGCCTTGCTGCTTGAAGCAGGTAAGCCGTTCAAGCACACATTAGCGGCATTGGGCGGAAATTTGCGCAAGGTGGTAGGATGTCTTATAACGCACGAACACGGCGACCATGCCGGACGCATTAGCGAGGTACTTAATTACGCTGTTCCGGTATTCGCTTCGCAAGGAACGATAGAAGGAGCGGAAAAGTACATAAGGAGCAATTACCAACCCAACGCGATAAGAGCTGGTGCCGGAGGTTACGAACGTTTGAATTTGGGCGGCTTCACGGTTATACCGTTCCCGGCGAAGCACGATGCGGCAGAACCGCTCGGCTTCTACATTTGGCACGAAGAAACAGGCGGTATCTTGTTCGCTACCGACACCTACTATCTGCCTTGTACGTTCAAGGGGTTAAGCAACATTCTTATAGAGTGCAACTATGACCCGGACATATTGGCGCGTAGGGTTGCGGACGGAGATATACCGGAAGTTCTGCAAGAACGGGTAAGACGCAGCCACCTCAGTTATTACACTTGTTTAGACGCATTGAGGGCGAACGACCTAACGGCGGTAAACAACATTGTGTTAATCCATATCAGCGACGGAAACGGCGACGGTGTGGCATTTCGGGAAGGCATAGCGAAAGCAACCGGTAAAACGGTGCATATAGCGAAGCCCGGATTAAAAATCAAATTCAACAAAACACCATTTTAGCCATGCTCAAAGGATTTGATAAGGAAACGCAACCGCTTACCGAGTACGAAGAAAAGGAACTTTTGCCCGTCATATTAGCCGGGTTGAAGACGAAAACCGGTAAGGACAACGCGGTAACAAACCGGACGATTGTAATGCGGCTTACCATAGCCGGGTACAAGATAGACGAAGCCCGATGCAGGAAGATAATAAACCACATAAGGACTACCGACGCTTTGCCCGGATTGATAGCCACCTCCGGCGGCTACTTTTTGGCAACGACCGAAAATGAACTGATGGACTACGAAGAAAGCCTTTTAGGGCGCGAAAACGCAATAAAGGAAGTGCGTTTAGCCATAGCAAGGCAACGTAGGATATTGTACGGCGACGCACAGAAGCCGAAAGAAGGAACATTGTTTTAATTCATAGTATGAACAATTTTAAGTAAGAAGATATGAAACAGCCCGAAAAGATACAGACACGCAAGGACGAAGTACGGTTTAAGACTTCGGACATACGCCGGATTATCGGAAAGTATTTGGCGGCAAACGTATTGAAAACGTGGAAAGAAGATTTTTTAGACGAAAGCACAGGCGAAGTAATTACGATTGAACGGAATGAGCTTTTGTTTGAGCGTGGGAAGTACATAGATAACGATTTGGCTACGCGGATAAATTTCAGCATCCAAGCAGAGGATGTCAAAGAAGTAGAAGTAAGCAACCAACGCCGATTAGCCACGCAGAACAAACGGACGGGACTTTACCCGTTTAAGGTAAGCGCGTCTATTGGGATGAAGCGGCATAACTTCATTTTACAGGCGCAGAACGCAACAAAAGCAATAGAAGTAGCAACCGACTTTATAGAATTGAACTTTTCCCAGTCTTTCGACATAACAGGTGTTAAGCTGATGGACGACGTTGTTATCCTTAACGATAGGTTGAGAAAGTATGTAGAAGCACAGGAAGGAGCGAACGAAGAAGGGGAAGAAGAAGACAACGCGGAGGAACAGCGCGGTGATGTCAAGTATTACAAGGTTGAAGCGGAAGTAACGATCAAGACGGAAGACGAAGAAGAACCGAATAAGACCTGCTACGACTTCATTGTACGCACGAAAGACGTAGATACGGCAAAGGTGGTAATAACGGCGTGGATTGACACAAAGGTTAAGGAACGGACAGAAAAGGACGGAGACGAACGTAAGATAGTGGATATTTCCATACTTTCAGCCGCTCCGTTTGCTTGTAACGCTATTGTTGAAAAGGCTTTCTGCATGGCATACAAAGACGAAGAAGTAAAGTAATCAACCGGGGGCGCGTCTTCCGGCGTGTCCCCATAAACACAGCAAGCGATGAGCCAAGACAGCATTATAATTTACCGCGATATAAGGGAAGCCGTTATGGGTTTGCCGCCCGAATTGTGTAAGGCGGTAATGAAGGTTATTTTTGACTACGCATTTGATGACATAGAACCCGAAGAAGATACGGACGCGGTTGTTAAAGGTTTCTATTTGGCGTTTAAGTCAAGATTTGACATGAATATAGCCCGGCTGGAGAAAAACAAGGCGAACGGGAAAAAGGGAGGAAACCCCAATTTCACAAAGGGGAAACGCAACCCGTATTATCCCAAAGAAGATAACCAACAGCAAGAAAAAGATAACCGAGAGATAACCGAGAATATAAGCGGAGATAACCCAAAGATAACCCAAAGCGGAAAGAAAGATAACCGAGAGATAACCGAAGATAACGGAATAGATAAACGAGGTATAAACGAAAAACGGGCAAAATCGGATAAGCGAGGGATAACCGAAGATAACCCAAACATAACCGAGAACGAAGAAAAAGATAACCCAAACATAAGCGAAGATAACCTATATCTATATCCATATCAATATAATAATAATTCTGTTATTGATGTTGTTGATGATAACGCGCACGCGCGAGAACGAGAAAACAACAAGAAGTTTTTGGATGAGTTCTTCAAGGAAACGAACCGGGCGCAAATTGAGGTGATTTGTATGCAGCTTCACACAAACCCGGAAACTTTGAGGAGCGAAGCCGAAGAAGTCATAGCGGAATGGGAACTAACAGAAGCCACGCACAGCGATTACACCGAACAGGCGCGGCACTTGATAAACCAACTACGGATAAAATACCGTTCAAAAGCGAATAACGATGGAACAGCAAGAGCAAGAAAAGCAGCAGCCGAAACAACCCCAACGGGTAAACTTGGAACTGTTTGCGAAGGCAATAAGGCAAAGAAGAAATTGCGAAGCACGATTTAGAATCGACCGTTACACGCAGGATGTACCGGCGATGTTGCGCGAGTGCTACCGCTACGAAGTGGAACGAAGGGGGCATGTTTTCAACGAAGACGAAGCCACAAAAGACCACATAATACGCGCGGCAAAGTGGTTGCTCGGAGTGAGTACGAAGCCGGGGTTATTCCTATACGGCGAGCCGGGAAACGGGAAAACGACCTTAGCCCGTTCGATTGTGCAGCTTATAGGGACGATATATTATAGCAGCCTTTCCACGGAGCGGAAAGAGGTAACAACCATTCCGGCATCAGCACTTACAGAAGCGGCACGAGGTGAAAAGCAGGATTTGTTAAACCGCTTGAAGGCAACCGAACTTCTTTACATAGACGATGTAGGAACAGAACCTGCGAGCGTGAAGGTTTGGGGTAACGAGGTTAGCCCGTTGGTTGATTTGCTTTACCACCGCTACGACCGCCAACTGTTTACGGTCATTACTTCAAATTTGATTGGCGACGAAGATATAGCACAGCGGTACGGCATACGGGTAGCCGACAGATTTATAGAGATGTTCGACTTAATAGGCTTCGAGAATCCAAGTTACAGACCAAGACTGACAGCGTTAAACAAGCCGTAGGCGCACAGAAACGCCCCGATATTCGACTAAAACGGCGGTTACGGTAAAGTGGACGTGCGAAGTGGGAAAACGCGCCAAAAGGAAGAAAAAAGGCAAATTAGGAAACTTCAAAAAACAAGGTATGAAAATATACATAAGCGGACAGATAACCGGGCTTCCGGTTGAGGAATACACGGAAAGGTTTAATAAGGCGGAAGCCTACCTTACCGGGAAAGGCTACGAAGTAGTAAACCCACTTCGCAACGGCGTACCTTCCGGCGCACGTTGGCAGGAACAGATGAAAGCGGATATTAGGCTGTTGCTTGATTGCGGCGCGATTTACTTGCTTGCTAATTGGGAGAAAAGCATCGGGGCAACTTTGGAACGCGAAATAGCAAAGGGGCTGGGCTTGATTATTGAGTATGAGAAAACGCCGAAACACCGCGATATAAAGGCGGCGATACTAACAGTAATGGGCGTTGATTTCAAATCAATAGCGGAAGACAGCCGTAACCGTTGGCACGTTTACGCCCGGATGATTTACGCGCACCATTGTAAGAAGCGCGGAGAGCATACGCAAGGGATTGCGGAAGAAACGAGCCACGACCAAAGTACGATTTGCTACTATTTGCGCAACTACGATACGGAATACCGGTTTAACCGTGAGTTCAGAGCCGCAGCCGAAAAGGTTGCGACCCTTCTAAGTGAAAAGTTAAGTAACCCAACGGACGTATTAAAGTAATTCGATATGGAAAAGATAGAACAAAAGCGCAAGGAATGTAAACAACCGTCATTGCAACAGCTTATATCATCATTGAAGCCGTGCAAGATATTCGACGAAGAAGAATATCAAATCCTATTCACAAGAAGAAAGGACAATAAAGAACCGGAAAAATGGAGCGCAGGTTATTACAATTTCGATAATTGCTGTTGGCTTTTAGTTGGGTACGGGAAGACTTTACGAAGTGCGATTTTACACCTTAAAAAACAATTAAGACTGAGATAATGGATATAGAAACGTTACAAGAGCGTCAGCGGTGGACGTTAGAACAAAAGATAGACCACGCAGTAGCAACCGTAGAAAGCTATATAGCGCGAACCGGGAAAACGCCTTACGTCAGCTTTTCCGGTGGTAAGGATAGTACGGTTTTGCTTGATTTGGTACGCCGCTTTGTCAGCAAAGAGGTTAAAGGCGTTTTCTGTAACACCGGCAATGAGTTTCCCGAAATAGTGCGTTTTGCGCGTTCAACGCCAAACGTTACGGTTATACATCCCAAACAAACCGTTAAAGCTGTTTTGGCAACATACGGTTTCCCTTTGATAAGCAAAGAACAGGCTCACGGGATAAGGCAAGCGAGAACAACCAAAAGCGACAAGCTGCGTAAGATACGCCTTTACGGAACTGACAGGAACAAAGGGTATATTTCCGGGAAAATATCCGATAAGTGGCAGTTTCTTATAAACGCGCCGTTCATGGTTTCAGAGCAATGCTGCGAGTGCTTAAAGAAAAGACCGTTTAAGCAATATCAGAAGGAAACGGGCGAAGTTCCGATTATTGGGACGCTGGCAACGGAAAGCGAAGCAAGAAAGCAGCAATACGTTAGGCGTGGTGGGTGTAATTCTTTCCGTGAAGGTCATTTAGGGAGTTACCCGTTAAGTATTTGGACGGACGCGGATATATGGGCATACCTACGGAAATTCAACGTACCATATTGCGAATTATACAACAAAGGAGCAGTTAGAACCGGATGTATGTTTTGCGGATTTGGCGCACATTTGGAAAAGCCGACTTCTTCACGGTTTGCCATGCTTTACGACTTACACCCGAAAGCCTACGAAGTATTCATGAGATATGAGAATAACGGGATTACTTACCGCGAAGCATTACGCGCCGTCGGTGTGGTTTTACCCGACGAATATAGACAACTAAATTTATTTCAAGATTATGAGTGAATATAAGACGATACCCGGATTTTCAAGATACCGGATAAATACAGAAACAAAAGAAGTCCAAAGTAACGCATACCAACATTCGCAACAAAGGCTCGTTTGTTTGTAACGTGAGCGCGTATATACGGAAAGTTATTAGAACGCTTTACGCCCAAAAGTTGAGGGTAAACAAGCTATTACGTTCATACGACGACAATCAAACAAGACTTTCACGGATGATATAAGACTATGGAACAACTAACTTTTGACTTCATAGACGAAATAGTACCCATTCCCGAATGTTCCGGGCTGATGGCTATGAGCGGATATAAAACACCCCAAGCGTTAGCCGACGAAATGGTACGGGAAGCAAGGATTTGGCAGAAGCGGAATCCGGGTAAAGACGTGATGGAGGTAATAACGCCGGATTGGAAAGAATATATTAACCATAAAATTAAAGAATTATGTTAGCGATTGAATTTTGCGGCTACGTGGGTAACGATGCCGAGATTAAGGAGTTTAACGGACAAAAGTTTATTTCGTTCAACGTAGCGACTTCCGAGCGTTACAAGGACGCACAGGGGAACACGGTAAGCCGTACAACGTGGGTAAGCTGCTTAAAGCCCGGAGAAAGCGCGGTAGTGCAATACTTGAAGAAAGGTACGCAGGTATTTGTTAGGGGCGACTTTTCCGCAAAGACCTTTACGGGCGCGAACGGCATACAGGTTGGAGTAAACTGCCGGGTAAGGGAACTTCAACTATTGGGTACGAAGCAGGACGCTGGACAACAAGCCACGACGCAAGCCGGGCAACCGGTGGCACCAGCATCGGCGCAACCACAAGCACCGGCATACGGTAGTAATAACCAGTTCGGAGAAACAAACGATAAAGATGATTTGCCATTTTAAGGAGTGAGTATGAAAACAGTAGTTTTGCTTAGTAAAGTATTCTTTGAGGGGCATCCGAAGGCAGGACAACCGACCAATTTTGCCAAGAGTGTAAAAGACGGTTGCAAACGCCACACGGTAAGAAGCAATTATGCGTATTGGGAAAAGAAGATAGCCGCGTTAAAAAAGCAAGGCGGGACGCTTTGCATACGCCAATGGAGCGGAAAGCCATATAGAAGCCAACAGGAAACAGTTTTAGAAGTACCTGCTTCGGTTGTTGGTATTCAGAAAGTAGAAATAGCGCAGACGGGCGTAAACCGGCTATCGGCACAGGTTGATGGGTACGAAGTCCCGATTTCAGAGATAGCGAAAAACGATGGATTAAACAGCGTGGAGTTTGCCGAGTTCTTACGACCTATTTTGAAGACATCAGAAGGAAACGAAACAACGTTTGCCGTCATTCATTTTACGGATTTCAGATATTAAGAGCCATGAAGGAAAGGATAATATGCTGCTTCTACATTCTTTTTGCGAAGCAATACGCCGTATTTACGGCAGACAAGGATAAAGCCGGGAAATATACCTCTTGCTACATAAAGGGAGATAAGATATTTCTTGCAGCAGTTGCAAACTACTTGAAAAAAGTAGCAAAGGAGCTTCACGCAAGGGCGGAAGCGATAGAAAACGAATTGAAGGAGGGCAAAGACGATGGTAATAAAACGGTAGGATTATGACGCGCGAAGAAAAGATAGCCCGGCTAATTCGGGCAGGTTACAAAGTGGAACGATTAGGGCGGAACATAAAAGCCACGAACAAGAAAGGCTCTTTTCGCGGCTCGGTACATTCCGTACACCTACAAATTTTCGGTTATTGATATGGGGCATAAAGAATTTTTCGACAAGGTGGTAGCCATGCGCAAGGCGCAAAAGGAATACTTCAAGACGCGATTACCTTCCGCGCTACAAAGTTCTAAGCAGTTGGAAGCCGAGATAGACGCGGAAATAAAGCGCGTGGAAAACATATTGGCAGAAAGGGAGAAAGCCCGGCAAACTTCTTTGTTTGGGGTATTTGACCGGGATTTGATAAACAGAGTAGATAACTATTAAAAGTAAGACGATGGAAGATAACAGTTTAAGAATAGAGGTACAGAAACCGGTAGCATATTTGCACCACGAAGCTACAAAATCGGTTATTCCGGTTTTCAAGCCTATAAATTGGCTTCAAAGAAAGTTCATTAAGTGGTTGCTCGGTTTGGAATACAAGAAAGTTTGAGTATGGCAAAGATGACCTTTGAAGAATTGTTGGCAAAAGCCAACGCGGAAACAACGAGGGCAAAGCCACGCCATGAGGAAAGCCAGTTGCAGCGTATTTGCGTAAAGTGGTTTAGGCTTCAATACCCGGAATTGGCTATACTACTTTTCGCCGTGCCAAACGGAGGGGCAAGGAACAAGCGCGAAGCAGGGATAATGAAAGCGGAAGGAGTAACCGCCGGAGTTGCGGATATAATACTGCTGATACCTTCCGGCGGCTACGCTTCGCTTTGTATGGAGTTCAAGACCGAAAAGGGGCGGCAACAGGAAACGCAGAAGCTATGGCAACAGGCAGCAGAGCGAGCCGGGAACAAATACGCCATAATACGCAGCTTTGACGATTTCAGAACCGAGGTAAAGAACTACTTACCTCCACCTTATAAGCGCAATACGTGAAGTGTTGGCGAAGTGTTTTAGGGTTTACCGTATCATAATAATACGATAAACCCTTTAATTTTGCGGAAAAAGAGATACGACTATGGACATTAAGCAGATTAAAGAAAAAGTTTTGGGCTTCATTAAGAACATTCCGGCAGACAAAAAGAAGCACCTTATAGCCGGATTTATTGTTTGCGCCATTGTAAGCATGTTCTTTGGCTACATTATTGGCTTTATTTTAGCGTTGGTAGCCGCTGCTGGTAAAGAAGCCTACGACTACTTTACGAAGAAAGGAACGCCGGAGCTTGCCGATTTCATTTACTCGGCGGTAGGCGCGGTTTGTTTCCTTATTGTGTCGGCATTGATTACATTGCTTTTTTACGCTTTTGTCATGCGTTTTATTTAGGCTTTTCAAGAAGCATCATATAGCTGAGAGCAACGGCGACAGCCGAAGCGGAAGGGCGCGGCGACCAAACCACGCCCTTTTTTAATAAACCGATAGCGTAAGATAAACATGAGGAAGAAGAAACGAGAAAGCGAAGAAGACAGCGACCTGCGTATAAGCGGCGTTGATTTCGGAAACATAGAACTGCCCGATTTGGATTTGTCGTTATTCGATGTGCTTAACGACGAATATAACGAGGAAACGCGCTACATAAAGCCGAAGGTTTACGAAGTGAAGCCGGAATATGTCTTATACGACAACGCGGTAAAGTTGGCTAAGGACTTGCGGCTGGACTTTGGAGCACGTTACGACGTGTTTGTTAGTGGCAGCTTCATTTTTGGCGACTTCTTAGAAGCGTTCATCATAGGGAATAACGCCAAGTGCAAGAAAATGACGGTAAGCACACTTTCGTTAAACCAAAACAACGTAGATAGCCTGTATAACCTTCTTGCAGGGAACTACATAGACGAATTGAACCTAATAGTAAGCGTTTACATTTGGGGAAACGAAATAAGAAGCCTTATCCCCTACATGTACCGTAAACTTGACTTCGGCAACAAATTCCAATTATCGGTAGCGTCGATACATACCAAGACCGCACAGTTTGAAACGTTGGGAGGGCGCAAAGTAGTAATACACGGAAGCGCGAACCTAAGAAGCAGCGGCAATATAGAGCAATTCACGATAGAGGAAAATCCCGAATTATACGACTTCTACGATGACCATTTAAGCCGGATCGTCGAGAAGTACGCAACCATAAGGAAACCGGTACGCGGCAATGACTTATGGGCAGAGTTAATTAAAAAGAAGTTCAACGATTAAAAAAGGAGGTTTTATGCCGAGTGGTAGCGAAAGCAGAAGCGGCGGTAGCCGGATAAGAAGAAGCACCGCAGCGAGCCAAAGGGGTTACGTTCCGTGGAATCCTTCAATGGACACCCCGTTTTAGCAGTGAGTAACAACAGAGCCGCACCGACCAACTACAAGCGCGGCGCGGCTCTTAATTCTATTTCAGATGGAGAAGAAGAAAGAAGAAACGACGGAAAAGCAAAGCAGGAAAGCGAACGTAGCCGACATGGTGCAAAGCCAAGTTTTGCCGTTGGCAGACATAACCCCGAATAAGGGGCAAATTCCCGGCGTTCCTAAGAACCCAAGACTTATCCACGATGATAAGTTTAAGCTATTGAAGCGCAGTATAGAGGAAGACCCGGAAATGTTGGGGCTTCGGGAAATACTACTTTACTCCTACAAAGGAAAGTACATTATCGTAGGCGGAAATATGCGCTACCGGGCATTGAAGGAATTGGGATATACGGAAGCAATAGTAAAGATATTGCCGCAAACATTCACGGCGGAAAAGCTACGCGCCATTGTCATAAAGGATAATAGCGGCTTTGGGGAATGGGATTGGGACGAATTAAGCAACGTTTGGGACGCTACCGACCTTGCTAATTGGGGCGTAGATGTGCCGGAATTGGATAAGGTAGAAGTAGAGGAAGAAGCCGAAGAAGATGACTTCAACGTAGAGGAACACCTGCCAAAGAAAGCAAAGGCGAAGTTTGGCGACATATACGCTTTGGGCAAACACCGTCTTATCTGCGGCGACAGCACGGACGGGGAAACGGTTAGCCTATTGGTTGGAGACAGCAAAGTAGATTTGCTCCTTACCGACCCTCCTTATAACGTGGACTATTCAAGCAAGAACGAAGCGTTAAACGCCGCAGACAAAGGCAACCGCATACAGAAGGACATCGCCAACGACAAAATGGAAGATACGCAGTTTCAAGAGTTCCTAACGGCGGCTTTTACAAACGCGAACCACCACCTTAAACAAGGCGGCGCGTTCTACATTTGGCATGCAGGAACGGAAGGGCTTAACTTCAAAATAGCGGTAAAGCGCGTAGGTTGGGACTTAAAGCAGATACTTATTTGGAACAAAAACAACATGGTTTTAGGAAGGCAGGATTACCAATGGAAGCACGAACCATGTTTGTACGGTTGGAAACCCGGTGCAGGGCATTATTTCATAGCCCGGCGCGATTTGCTTACGGTGTACGAAGAAAAAGACATCGATATAGACGCGCTTACGAAAGCGGAAATGAAAGACTTACTTAAAAAGTTCCTTCAAGGCTCAATCCCTACGACCGTAATAGACGAAGACAAACCGCTAAGAAGCGAAGACCACCCAACAATGAAGCCGTTAAAACTTATGGGGCGTTTGATACGGAACAGCACACGACCGGGCGAAGTAGTGTTAGACCTTTTCGGCGGAAGCGGTAGCACGTTGATGGCAGCGGAACAGTTGGGGCGCGTTTGCTATATGGTTGAGTTAGACCCGTGTTATATAGACGTTATTATCAAACGTTGGGAAGAATACACGGGAGAGAAAGCAAAGTATTTGGGGAATTGCGCCAAAGAAGGGAACACCGAACAAAAAGAATAAAAACACCGAGAAATGGCAAATGAACAGAATTTACGCGAGCCGTGGAAACCCGGACAAAGCGGAAACCCGAAAGGGCGACCGAAAAACCGAGTTCCCGAACAACTTGTAACGATATTCGGGAGCAAGGCTAAGGCTAAGAAGTTCTATTGCCTTAGCGCGACCGAAATAAACGAATGGGAAGCCGCCATACTTACTCTATCAGCCGAAGACTTGAAGGTATTGGCGAAGTGGAGCGGCGCACCTTCATACCCGAAAGGGCTGGCGATAGCAGTATTAAGCGACATGAAGAACGGAAAGACTACGACGCTTGACAAGCTACGGGAACGCCAATACGGAAAGCCTACGCAGCGGATGGAGGTAACAGGCAAAGATGGCGCGGAACTTATACCGGCGCGGACGCTTACCAAAGAGGAAGCGCAGCAACTTTTTAAGGACTTGCAAGAAAACTACTAAGGAATGGAGATAAGGGACATAGACGTAATAAAGACGTGGACGCTGCAAAGTACGCTAAACTTTACGCGCTACTTCTTCAAAGAGAGGTACAAACGTAAGTTTGTCGTAGGCAAGCACCACGTTAAAATCGCGGAAGCCTTAGACCGGGTATTTCGCGGCGAATCTACGCGCCTTATCATAAACATAGCACCACGATACGGAAAGACGGAATTAGCGGTTAAGAACTTCATAGCTATGGGGCTTGCCATAAACCCAAAGGCGAAGTTTATACATTTGTCATATTCCGATGATTTGGCGCGGGACAATTCGCGCGGTGTGCAGGAGATTATACGGGATAGCAGCTACCGGCGTTTGTTTCCCGGAACGATGCCTACAAGCGTGAACACGCGCAAATGGTTTACGACGGAAGGCGGCGCACTTTACGCCGTGAGTTCAGCCGGACAGGTAACAGGCTTCGGCGCGGGTTTGGTTGATAAGGAAGACGAAGAAGAATTAGCCGCAGAAGTTGAGGAATTAAGCAGCGTAGATAACGGGGACTTTGGCGGCGCGATAGTCATCGACGACCCGATTAAGCCGGATGACGCAAGAAGCGCGTTAGTACGCGATAAGGTAAACCAAAAGTTTGAAACCACTATACGAAACCGCGTAAACAGCCGGAAGACCCCGATTATAATCATCATGCAGCGTTTGGACGAAGATGACCTTTGCGGCTATTTGCAACGCTTAGAGCCGGACGAATGGGAGGTTTTAAGCCTTCCGGTTATAGAAATGGACGAAGCCGGGAAAGAAGTACCGCTTTGGGAGTTCAAACACACCTTAGAGGAACTGCACGACCTTAAAGAAAAAAATTCGTGGGTATTTGAAACGCAGTACATGCAGAACCCGAAGCCGCTTACAGGTTTGATGTACGAACGCAGTTTTAAGACCTACGAAACGATACCTGTAACCCGGAAACATACGGTTAAAGCCTATATAGATACGGCGGACACGGGCGCGGACTTCCTTTGTTGCATCATCTACATAGAAACGGAAATAGGTAACTTCATTCTTGACGTGTACTATACGCAAGACCCGATGGAAACGACAGAGCCGGAAACGGCGCGGCGGCTTTCCAAGTACGAAGTAGAACGGGCTATCATAGAGAGCAACAACGGCGGGCGCGGATTTGCCCGGAACGTGGAAGCACAATGCCGTTTGTTGGGCAACCGCAAGACTTCGATAACGTGGTTTCATCAGTCGGAAAACAAGGACGTGCGCATCTTCAATCATTCGGCAGAAGTGCAGAACCTAACCTATTTCCCGAAAGGCTGGGAACACTTGTACCCGAAATTCTACAAAGACATAACCCAATATATGAAAGTCGGCAAAAACGCCCACGATGATGCACCGGACGCACTTACGGGAACGGTGGAGAAACGAAGCGGACAGCCGCAAAAGTTGGCAAACATTTTTAGATAACTAAATACTTACAATTATGACAATAGAAGAACTTTTGGCAAAGAGTGAGAACGAACTGACAGGCGTTATTAACGAGTTGAGGAACGGACGGAACACACCCGAACCGGACTCCATTAACTATGCCATGCAGTATGACCCGAAGACGCACGACATTAATGACCAGTCAAAACGACCGGACAAACTTGTAGTGATTGACAAGGACAGCGACGAATACGGCGAAGTCAAAAACATAAACCCGAACGTGGAGCTTACCACCGAACAAGGTTTTAGGATTGAACGGGTAGCCCGTATAGCGTTGGCAATTCAAAAGCTGATAGTAAAACGCGCCGTAGCCTTCACGTTTGGAAACCCGGTTACATATAACGCCAACCCGGACGGAGAAGAAGAAAAGGCACTTTTGCAGGCATTAAACCGGGTATTTTATGACGTGAAAGAAAAGACCCTAAACCGCCGTGTAGCACGTAGTTTGTTCAGCACAACGGAAGTAGCCGAACTTTGGTATCCGGTAGAAACAGAACCGCACGAACTTTACGGTTTCAAGAAAAACATCAAGTTCAAAGTAGCCATATTCAGCCCGATGTTTGGCGATAGGCTTTACCCGTACTTTGACGAATCGCGCGACCTTGTAGCCTTTTCGCGTGAGTTCACACGCAAAGACCGTGACCTCATTACGCGAACCTACTTTGAAACATACACAAAGGATAAGCACTACTTATGGAGTTGCGAGGGTTTGGAAACGGCAACGAGCGGCACAAATTGGCAGTTGGTGGAGGGTTATCCGAAAGACATCACAATAGGGAAAATTCCCGTCATATACGCAAGCCAGCCGCAAGTAGAATGGGAAGACGTGCAAAGCCTTATAGACCGGTTGGAAAAGTTGCTATCCAACTTCGCGGACACAAACGACTACCACGCAAGCCCGAAAATCTTTGTTCGAGGGACGATAAAAGGATTTTGCCGGAAAGGGGAAGCTGGCGGCATCATTGAAGGCGAAGACGGAGCGGAAGCGCAATACCTATCATGGGCGAACGCACCCGAAAGCGTAAAGTTAGAGATAGACACGCTTCTAAGAATGATTTACACGATTACGCAAACGCCCGATATTTCATTTGATACCGTGAAAGGATTAGGAGCGATAAGCGGCGTAGCGTTGCAGCTTCTTTTCATGGACGCTCATTTGAAAGTGCAGGACAAAAACGAGATTTTCTCCGAATACTTGCAACGGCGCGTAAACGTGCTTAAAGCATACATGGCAGAAGCTAACATAAATTGGCGTACAGCCGCAAGCCATTTAATCGTAGAGCCGGAAATAACGCCTTACATAATTGAGGACGAACTAAGCAAGATAAATATCCTGCAAGCGGCTAACGGGCAAAAACAGATAGCAAGCCGGAAAGCCACTATACGGAGATTGGGCTGGGCGGACAACGCCGACGAAGAAGAAGCCGCAATCGAAGCGGAAGAAACGCGCGAGCGGTCATATTACCAAGGTGAACCGACTTTATAGTCATAAACGTATCAATATAATACAAATTAGGCGTTTTGGGAGCGTTTTAACTACTGATGTGAGTAAATATACCACAAGGGAATAAGACGCGCCTAAACGCCAAATCTTAGAAAAATAACTATGCCCGACAAAGAAAACAGCATAATAGCGCAGCTTCGAGGATTTGACGCGGAACATTACGCGGCAACGGAACGTTACGCCCGGCAGATTGAACGGCTATACAATACGGCTTGCGATGAGTTTGCGCGTATTGGCGCAGGAATGGAAGAAACGGAAGCCGCGTTTTCATTCGATAAGCTGCCGAAGACAAAGAAACAAGCGCAAGGGATATTAACCCGGCTTGTCGGTAAAATGGAAGCCGTCATTACGACCGGGACAAAAGCCGAATGGTTGGCAGCTTGCAAAAAGAACGACGCTTTTATAGCCGCAATACTACGCACAGCCAAACTGACCAAAGAAGAAGTAGAGCAATACCAAAGCCGAAACCTCGAAGCACTTAGCACGTTCCAACGCCGTAAGGTTGAGGGATTGGGATTAAGCGAGAGGGTATGGAAGTACGCCGGAGAATTGAAAGACGCTATGGAATTGGGCATAGACGTAGCGTTAGGGGAAGGCAAGAGCGCACAGGAATTAAGCCGGGATTTGCGCAGCTACCTCCAAGAACCGCACAGACTTTATAGGCGTGTGCGCGACAAAGGCGGAAACTTGCGTTTGAGCAAGGCGGCTAAGCTATACCATCCCGGACAAGGCGTTTACCGTTCTTCGGCAAAGAACGCGCAGAGGTTGGCACGGACGGAGGTAAACATGGCATACCGGGAAAGCGAGTTTTTAAGATGGCAGAAGTTGGACTTTGTTGTAGGCTTGCGCGTCATGCTGAGCAACAACCACACAACGACAAACAGCAAAGGGGAAAAAATTCCGCTTGTAGATATTTGCGACGAACTATGGGGGGATTACCCTAAGACGTTCAAGTTTACAGGTTGGCATCCGCAATGCCGTTGCTTTGTTGTGCCTATTTTGTCGGACTACGACGAATATAACCAAGACAGGGCGAACAGGCTTAAAGCGATTGTTAGGAAAGCGCATTATGAAAGTTTGCCATCACGCCGTACCATTACGGACGTACCGGCTAAGTTCCGGGAATACATAGACAGTATTAAGGAACGAGCTAAGGGCTGGAAGTCTATGCCCTACTACATTCGGGATAATTTCAAAGGTGGTAAGATAGAAGGCGGACTAAACGCAAACATACCGACAAAGACGATGAACAACGTAAAACCGTGTACGGAATTTGACAGGGAAATAAACTACCTCAAACGTTGGGCATACGCTTTGGGCGGCGATATGTCAAACATTGACGCGCTTAGAACCGCAGGAAACCGGGAAGCATTGGAAGCCGAAATAGAAAAGGTTAGAGATGTCATGGACGGCAATTTAGACAAATGGCACGATGCGCAGAACGAACTAAGCCGAGTTATTACGGTAAGCCTAAAAGGGTATTCGGATATACAGAACGAGTTCTCAAAGATTTTGCAGGACAACGCATCTTCAACAAAAAGGTACTACGGCGATTGTATTAGCCGCTTGAAACAGGCGGTAAAAGACGCTTTGGCTAAGCTGGCAAAGGCGAAGGAGGAAGAAGCCAAAAGCGGAGATAAGCCACATAAGGCACTACTTAAAGATTACACTACCGAAGCACAGGTAGATAAGACTTTCAAGGAGATAAACGACTGGCTTACCGAAAAATGGTTTGAGAACGGCGACCTTAAATTAGGCGTAGAAACGCATAAGGGTAATAACGGCTCTACGTGGATGGACGGCAGAACCTACCTAACAACGGATAGGCTTGCACGGGTTAAATCAGCATTAGGCAAAATCGGGCAAGGAAAATCGGCAGAGATTACAGAACTTGAAGCCGACGCGATGGCTACATTTTGGCACGAGATTACACACAACAGGAACAAACGAGGAAATATGTATTTAACAGATACGCAAAGGGCTTTCATGGAATTAGCCAACGAGTTTGTATCGCGTAAGTCTTTGCCGGAGTTCTACCGGGTATTGGGGTGCAAAGAAACGCCGCAACCACAATTCATAAGCAACCGCAATTCAACAGGCTATAACGACATGGTTAATAACTACGATTTGGTAATTAGGGAACTGGGACTTAACGCAGATAAGGCATTGGCGACCGTTAGGAAGAATTTGTTTAACGAGGTTTACTCTGATCAAGCAACCGGGCTAAAACAAGGTCTTTTAAGTGGTGGACTTAAACGGTTGGATGGAAAGAAAATAAAGGCTTCGGAACTAAACAGCCTATTAAAAGCAATAAGGACAACGAAGGGAAGGGTTTATATGAACATAAACGGAGAATGGGTAAAGGAAAGCCGGGAAGAACAAATGATTAAATGGTTAAAGAAAAACGGATATTTGGCATAAAGAAAGGGGTAATTTGCCCCTTTCCCGGTTTAGTCAATTATACACCCATCCTCTTGCGATTGGCTGTATTGTTCTTTCCAACATTCATACTCATACTTTTGTGCGGCGTTGTAAAGTTCATTGTCTTTGGTTTCAATAGCCAAACTTTGCAGCATTTGGGCATGAACTACCGGCGCACAGCCTTCTATGTATTCTTTGCTTTCCAACGGAGCGGAAAACCCGGTTACTTTGGCAAGGATTTCGGCATCATTGCAGAAGTCAAAAACGGTTTTGCCTATCAAGTTTTTATAGTTCATAGTTCCTCCCTTTTGTATAACGGACATTGGAATAATTGTTTTCCCGTTCAAGTTCAGCCGACGGAAGCGGCGCACCTTTGACGGGCGGATAGGTATCGGTTACATACTTATCAAGCATTGCCAACGCTTCACGCCGTTTCTTTCCCTTTGAGCGTTCGGCACGAGAAAGAAGAATGCCTATAATTTCAACAGGCGAAGGTTTGGCAAACATATCTTTTACGGCTTCTTTTAGAGCCAAACGAGCGGCGAGAGTATAAGCTGAGTTATACGCCCTATTGCCTTTCCTTAATGCTTCGGTTACGTTATCCATTATTGCGCTATTTTGGTTTCCACTTCCACACGGGAAATGCGGGTTTCGACAAGCTGCCCGGTATTGGTGAAAATAGATTGAACTTCTACGTTACACTTAAAGACAACCGATGTTGAAAACATTCCGGCAAATTCTTTCAGTTGGGCAACTAACTTTTGTTCTAATTCGGATTTCGTCTTAAAAAAGGCTTCTTCCGGCGTGATTTTATTTTCTTCTTCCATACGCTTTAATCTGTTGTTCAGCAACAAAAGTACGGATTACTACGGACAAAACAAAACCACGATTTTAAGCCAAAGCAAAAACATAGGGAATAGCATAGGCAAACGTAAACAAACAGTAACAGCGCAAGAGGTACGGGAATAACTAAATAGCCCCATTAGACACCAAAGGGAAATAGCAATAGCAAAAACTACTCAACGTATTAAGATGATACTTTGCTTTCTGATTTGTGCTTTTCCTCCTGTTCATTGAGCCACTTTGTTTGCCGTTCAAGACCGGATAGCTTCAATTTATGTACAACAAGACGCGCCCGGATAATACCGGCATTGTTTACGGCTTCTTTATTACCCGATTGTTTTATTTTGCGTTGGCGATATGGTTTTGTTAGGAATGCGACCACAAGAGAAATAAAGAAAACGCCAAAGCACGCACCGGCGAAATAAAACAAATAGGCTTCCATTATTCCGGGTTTATTACTTCTACGATACTTTCAACTTCGACCCATTGGTTATGGTCATTAGGGGATATAGTAAAAGTAGTGCTTAGTTTGCATTGACCGGGCTTTTGCGGCGTGTATTGGATTGTAAAAGGTTGCGTAGTGGAAACGCCTATACATTCATTGCCGACATAAGGAGTATCAAGGAAATAGGCTACTTCTTCGACAGAACCGTTTATCAGTTTCAGCGTTTCCGTATCAGCGTTACAGAATGGCGAGAAGTTCACGGAATAAGTACGACCCACATAAATAGTATTCAGTTGCTCCGTACTGCCAACTTCGCTAAAATAGGCGGAAGCCCTTACGGTTGTGCTAACGTAATTTTGTTCTTCCGGCTCGTTTGTTTCAGAGGAACACCCGGACAACATTACCACCGACGCAGAAAGTAGCAAGAAATAAATTAGCTTCTTCATCGATTTTTGATACCTTTGTACCCACCGCCCGAAGTAAGTGTTATTTTAACCGCATAGAAAAAGCGCGGACTATATAGGTTTAAGTATTTGAGGCATCGCCAAACGCCTAACGAAAATAAACCGTATAGCCGCGCTTTGCCTATATATCGGATAAGGATATACGACATCAGGGCGTAGTAGGTTCTCTTTTCGTTATTTGTTAATTTGGCGATTTTCAAATACAAAAGACCTAACGCTTTCCCTTCATTGCCGGATTTCTCCCCAGCAACGGCACAAAGATATGAATTTATTAGCATAACGCAAACGAAAAGCGTACAAATAGCCAATACAACAAGCAAATACAAGCAGAAACAACCTAAAACTATTTGGAAGTATTGGCGAAGTGTTTAAGCATCCCACCTATATAAGTATTACTTTAATACGACTATTTTTGCAGAAAGTTAAAGCAAGAATAGTTTATGAACGAATTACAGGAAAGAATTTTAGCACTACTTGTAGCAAAGTTCCAAGGCGTGCGCAAAGACGGGTTACAACATTTGGCAGCCGCTATCGGCTTACAAGTAACGACCGAAGAAGAAGCTAATCAAGTCGTAGATAAACTTACCGCCGACAAGGTTAGCGCATTTGTAACGGAGTGGCGGCGTACCGCCGACGCGGAGATTAGCAAGGCTAACCAAACCTACGAAAACAGCCTTAAAGAAAAGTATGATTTCGTGGAGAAAGGAAAGCAGACACCTCCGACCGGACAGCCGACACCACCCGAAGGAGCAGGCGGAGCGGTGACGCTTGAAGCGATTAGCAAACTTATCGAAGACAAGTTAAAGGGCGTACAAGACAGTATTACCACACTTAACGCCGATAAGGTGGCAGACTCGCGACGTAAACTATTTGTAGCCAAGTTGGACGAAGCCAAGGTAGAGGGAAGACAACGGGAAATGATGTTGCGCAACTTCGACCGTATCAACACCTTTGCCAACGACGAAGATTTCAACAGCTACCTAACCGAAGCGCAAGGCGACATCGCAGCTTTGCAGCAGGAACGCGCAGACCAAGGACTGCAAGGACACGAAAAACCCATATTTGGAGCCGTGAACAAAGAAGGGATTAGTAGCGGAGTTGCAGAGTTCATCAAGGAGCGCACAGAGAGCAAAACCCTAACGGGTAAAGAAGTCTAACTTAAAATTGCATCAAAATGGGTTTGAGAATTGACCGCAAGAAAGATGAGCGTGTAGTACACGCTTGTACGCATAATTTGGCGGACATTCCGAACGGTGTAACCGTTTGTTCCGCAGACCTTATCCCCGGTGGGATATTGAGGGAAGGCACAGCCATCGGAAAGGGCGAAGCCGGGCTTTACCACGTCATTAAGACGGCGAAAGTTACGGAAGCTGCCAATAATTCCGCTACCGCCTATAAGGTAGAGAAAGGGCATCACTTCAAAAAGGGCGATTTCGTGATGCTGAAAGTTGGCGCGAAGGCTTACGCTATTACCGCCATTGACACATCCGAAGCGACCTACGACACCATTACCGTAGGAACTACGCTCGGCGAAGCCGTGAACGTTGGCGACGCACTTGTACAGGCATCAGCGCAAAGCGCAAGCACGACAAGCGCGTTTAAGTATGCCCCGAAAGCCTTAGTAGGCGACAGCTACGAAGTGAAAGCACTTGATAACCACCTCGTAGTAGCGGTTACTATTGGGCAGTTCAAAGAGAGTGTTATCCCGGCACAGAGCGGCGACATTAAAGCCGCGCTTCCCGGAATTGTTTTAATTTAATTCGCAGTAGGTTATGATAGGAACTTTAATGCGCGGGCTTGTAGAGAAAGACATGCAAGCCGTCGTAAATTCTTACGACTTGAAGCCCTACTACTACCCTACGCTTTTCCCGTTGAAAGAAACCTATACTTTGACGTGGAAGGCATTGGAAACGCAGGTAGGGTTAAAGATAGCCGCCGATTTGGTAGCGCGTGGCGCAAGCGTTGATAAAAAGACGCGCGAAGCTATTGCCCGTATTCAAGGAGATATCCCCAAGATTGCGGTAAAGCGCACCAAGAACGACGAAGAACTGAACGAGTACGACATCATGGTAGCCATGACTTCACAGAACCCGGATTTACGCCGGTTGGTTGAAGCGTGGGCAGAAGATACCGACTTTTGCTGGACAGCCGTAGCCGCACGTTTGGAATGGATGGCGTTGCAGTCTATCTCTTTGGGAAAGATTACGCTTACCAACACCAACAACGTATCGGCTATCAGTGAATACGACGTAGATTACCAATTACCGGCAGACCAAAAGGTAGGCTTCCAAACAGGCTCGGCAAATTGGGCTACTTCGGCTTCGGCTAAGCCTATTACCAAAGACTTCAAGGCAGTAGTAAGAGCCGCCAAGAAGAAAGGGCATAACTTGAAGTTTGCCTTTATGTCGCTTGACACTTTCGCGACCTTCACAGAGTGCGAAGAAGTGCAGAAGATTTGCGCATCGTTCGCGGCTAACGCTTTGGGTATTCAGCAAACACCGAGCGTTGAGCAAGTAAATACCGCTTTGCGTGGTTTGTCTTACTTGCGCGGCTTGCAGGTGGTAGTTATTGACCAAGATATTACTATCGAACTTGAAGACGGTAGCCGACCGTTTAGCGGCAACCCGTTTACCGAGAATGTAGTAATGTTCAGCGAAAGCAAGGTTTTGGGCAATACCTATTGGAAGAAACCGGCAGACATGAACGTACAGGGCTCGGTAGCTATCAAGGCTTTGAACGGTCATACGCTTATCAAGAAGTTTGCGAACGAAGAACCGTTGGAGGAAGTAACAATGGGTATTGCTAACGCTTTCCCGGCGTGGCTTACTTCTTCGCGTTCGTGGTTGATGAGTACCGATAATTCAAGTTGGAATCACTAATTAAAAGCCGGGAGGTAGCAAAAGCCGCCTTCCGGCTATAACCCGTTTAGCTTATGACATACAAAGAATGGCTTACCCGTACCGTTTCACGCTTTGGCGTTGAGGGCGGAGATGTAGAACTGATATTAGCCAACCAGCAGGGGTTAATCCCGGACGCAGAAGCGGAAGTAGATATTACGACCGCCAAACGTGCGCTTTGTGCGGAGTTCGGCTCTATTATTCCGCTTGCTAACGTGAGCGAAGGCGGTTATTCGCTTTCGTGGAATTGGGAAGCCATCAAGTTTTGGTATAACCAGACTTGCGGCGAATTGGGCATTACGCCTGTTAATACGCCGAAAGTCAGAAACAGAAGTAACAGATGGTAACAAGCGTAGTAAACAACCAATACCCACACTACCTCTACAAGCGGACTACCGGCGAAGCCGTGCAGAACGCTAACGGAAGTTGGGAAACGACCGAAAGCGCATGGGCTTTTCATAGCAAATGCAGGGAGGAAACCAACGGTAAGGGTACGCAGATAAATACTGCAAGCGGAAAGTTTGTTACGTTTTCTTCGCTTGTTCAAATTCCGGCAGGAATTGAGCGCATACCCGAAGGGGTAGAAATAGCGGTAACGGAAGAACCGTTAGAACCGTCGGCGTTGCTTGACCAAGCGGTTATGGAAGAAGCTAAGATTTCGGGATTAGTTAGGGTTTCCGGCGAGTGCTTAAAATTCGATAAGGGGCGGTTACATTGTAGGCTATGGGTGTAAAGGCTAAATTCAAAGGAAGTATAGACAACGTTCTTAAAGCGTTCCTTAACGAAGTGGAAAGGCAGATAATCGAAAGCCTTTGCCGCGTCGGAGAGGAAGCCGTATCGCTTGCAAGAAGACCTCACGCCAAAGACTGGCAAGACCAAACGGGCAACTTGCGTTCTTCCGTTGGTTACGTGGTATTCAAAGACGGTGTGCAAATACGACAAAGCGCATTTGAGACCGTACCACCGAAAGTAAACCGGGAAGGAACAAAGTTTACCGGGGCAAAAGAGGGGTTGAGATTGGCGCAGGAGGTAGGAAGCAGCCACAAAGAAGGCTATACGCTTGTTGTGGTAGCAGGTATGAACTACGCCGTACACGTTGAAAGCAAAGGGCGTGATGTCCTTACATCAGCCGAGAAACAAGCCGAAAAACTAATAGCAAGAGAGTTAGCAGACTTGATTACAAACATTAAAAATGCGTTCAAGTAATGAAGAAGTGCAGCAGTATAGATACCGACGATATTCTGTATAAGATTATTGCGGAAGGCGTTAAAGCCGGGAAAATAAAGGTTTCCGGCATTGTATGCCCCCAAGACGAACGCCCGGACAACAGCGAAACCGAAGATATTGTAATTAACACTATCACGGTAACGCATGACAAGCCGCAAAGCGGAACTTCTAACGTGAACATTTACGTTTCAGACAAGAAAGTAAAGATACGCGGACGGGAGCAACGCAAGGCTGACCGGGAACGACTACGGGAGATTGGCGATGCGGTTGTAGCTTATTTGGAAGCGCAGAACATAGCCGACCTCGAATTTTGGATAGAGAGCGACGCAGTAGTTAAAGAACAACAGGTTTACCAGCACTACCGTAACTTGCGTATAGGCTGGAACATTCATTAAAAATTAAACGATATGGCAACATTAGTTACATTGGGACTTTCCAAGATATTGGGCAAGAAAGGCGAACCCACTAAGTTGGACTTCGTAGAAACGGACTACAAGGTTTTCGGCTTGACTTACGAAGATACCTGCAAAATGTCGCAGGAAGACCCGGAAACAACCGAGTTCTACGCCGAAGAAGAAGACGACCCGGTAGAAACGATAGAGAAGCAAGGTAAGATTACCTTCACTTTTTCCATCATGAACCCGGATTTAGACACGCTTAAACGCTTGTTTGGCGGTGAGGTGGCATCCGATGTTTGGAGTTACCCGGACGTTGTAAATTCGGTGGAGGAATCCGTTATTATTATTCCGCGTAAAGGGTTGAAATTCCAAGTTCCGCGTATGAAGCTGACTTCCAAAATTAACGGAGAGTTCAGCAAGAAAGGGCTGCTTCTTATTGAAGTAACCGGTACGGTAATGAAACCGGCTACTACCGGATTAAAGAAAATGGCAGTAGGAAAAGTAGCTGCTACGACCTGACAAACAGGGTCTTAAACCTATTTGTCCGTTTGAATTAAACGAGTTCTAACCGGAAAGACCCGCTACTTTGTTCCGGGTCTTTCTTCATTTAACAGCGTATGGACGAAAAAGAGAAATTAGATAACCTTACACGCGAACAGAACGAGTTAAGGCAGATGATCAACAGCGGCGTAACGTTCGATGTGGATATAACCTACAAAAAACGCAAGCCGGGATTATTGGGCTTTATTCGCAAGCGCGAAAAGGTAACGGAAAAGAAAGTTTTCCGGGTTGCAGAACCTACGCTATCAACGCTTGACAGGCTTAGCGCGTTATGGCTTGAAATGACCATAGACGAAACGAAGCTAAAAGACGCTGATTATTTGTGCGCGGCTAAGAAGTTGGCGGCAAAGGAAGCGAAAAAGCTCGCCAAGGTGGTAGCGGTTGCAGTATTGGGCGAAGAATACTACGACGTGACAGAAAGCGGCGGTTACTTTACGCGAAAGCCGAACGAACAGCGTTTGAACCGGCTCGCTTCTTTGTTTGAGCATACCGTAACGCCTTCACAGCTTCTTACGCTTGCCATTCTGATAACCAACGTAAGCAACTTAGGGGATTTTATAAACTCTATAAGATTGATGAGCGCAACACGCACAAGCGACCCGATGACAAGTCTTATAGAGCAACAGGGTTAAAAAGTCCACACGGACGGCGTGGCTCGGTGTGTGCGCACTTCGGCTGGACGTTGGACTACCTTCTACACGGTATTCCGTGGGGAACGGTACAGAGGATGTTAATAGACGCGCCCGGCGTTGAGGACGAAGACACTACAAAGAGCGATACTGAAATAGTGCTTACGGACGATAACGCGGACGAAGTAATGAAACTAATAAACAACTTGAATAGATGAACATACAAGGCGGCGGTTTGTCTTTTGACATTTCGGGAACAAACAGGGAACTGCTCCGAGTGCTTGAAGAAAGCAAAAGGGCTATACAGCAGTTCAGCACGTCGGCGGTGCAGAACGGAAAAGGAATAGATAAAGCCTTTGAAGCTACCGCAGCCGTGATAAATTCGGGATTTGCCACGATAGACCGCATATTTGAGGAAAACAAAGCGGCTTTGAAAGACCTGCAAGCCCAATACGAAGAATTGGGACAGAAAGCCGGTAAGGCGTTCACAGAAGGACGCGATGAGGAATACAGGGCTATGGCGGCACAGCAAGCCACGTTAAAAAGCGAGATAAACCTGCGTCAGCAAGTAATCAGCGAAGCGGAAAAGCAAGCCGATGCGCTGATGAAAGAGGAACAGGAATTGAACAAACAACGTGAAGCAGCCGAAAGGAGCGCAAGGGCGCAACAGTCGTTAGAAGTCCAGCTACGCCGATGCCGGGAAGCATTGGTAGCAATGGAAGCGGAAGGCAAACGAGGTACGGCAGAGTTCCGGGAAATGCAGGAGGAAGCCGCGCGTTTGGCTAAGGCTTGGAAAGACGCTACTGACCAATCCAACATATTAGCGCACGACCAACGAGGAATGCAAGGACTTATTAGCGGACTTTCGGGCGTTTCCGGCGGATTTGCAGCCGCACAGGGAGCGGCAAGCCTATTTATAGGAGAAAACGAGAACTTACAGAAAGTTATGCTCAAAGTCCAAAGCCTTATGAGCATAACGATAGGCTTGCAACAGGTAGAACAAATGCTGAATAAGGATAGCGCATTTAGGCTTGTAACCGTAGCAAAGGCAAAAGACTTGCTTACGGCGGCAAACGTGCGCCTTGCGGCAGCGTTGCACATTTCCAACACAGCGGCTGCGGCTTTGATGGCTACGCTTACTTTGGGTCTTTCCGTAGCAATTACCGCCGTAATTGTAGCCATTTCCCGGATGCAGAGCAAACAGGCGGAAGCAAAGAAACAGGCGGAAGAATTTAACAACAAGGTAGCGGAAGCCGCAGCAGAACCGGTTACGGCTTACCGAACATTACAGGCGGAATGGCTAAGCCTTACCGGGTCATTAAAAGAGCGTGAAAAATGGGTACAGGATAACGTAGATAAATTCGACGATTTGGGTTACTCCGTTCGCAACGCCAAAGAAGCGGAAGAATTGTTAGTTACCAATAGCGCAAAGTTTGTCGAAGCAATGATGCTCCGGGCAAAAGCCACAGCCACAAGCGAGCTTGCCGTAGAGAAGTACAAGAAAGTAATAGAAGCGCAGAACAGGTTAGACACGACCCCCAAAGCGTATGTTTCCAAAAAGGGAACATATACAGACGGCTACGGAGTTCAGCGCAAAGGCGTTGTTCTTGAAAAAAGCAGTAATTGGAAAGAAGCGGAAGAAGAATTGCAAAAAGCAGAAGAAGCGTATAATAAACTTGTAAACCAGCAAATTAGTTTCACGCAAAAAGAAAAAGAGATATTGGCATCTATCGGAAACCAAACCGGGAAAGTGGTAGCCGGAAGCGTAGAAGCTGCGGAAAAGGAACTCTCACGTTTGCAAGAACTTTATAAGAAAGCGGCTACCGACACGGAACGCGCGGACATCGCCAAACAAATAGCCGAACAGCAAAAGGAGCTGAACCGCATCAGCTATAACAGCGGAGGGAGCAACAGCGGAGGTAAGGAAGATACTGACCCGTTCGCGGAACAACTTAACGAGCGGAAGGCACTTTATTCCAAATACCTAAAATGGGTAACAAGTTCCGACGAAACGGTACGGAAGGCAGCTAATACAGAGTTTGCCGCACTGCTTCAAGAAGGGACAAGCTACCTCGACTATTTGGAGAACCTACGCGATGAGATTTCAAGCAAGACGAACAAAACGGCTACCGACTTGAAGAACATAGCCACATTGAACAACGAAATAGCGAACGCAACCAAGGAAGCCGTTATTTCAGATTTTGACGCGCAACTGCAAAGGGAACTTTCCATGTGTCAAACCGTTAGCGAACAATTAGCATTGATAGAACGCCGGAGGGAAGAACTGAGCGGCGACAATTCGGACGTAGATAACGCGAAGTCTGATATTTTGGACGTTGCGGAAGAAGATACAAAGGCTAAGGCAAGGCAGGAAACGCGCGAATTGTTGCAGGAATACGCAAGCTATGTACAGGAGAAATTAGAATTTGAAGAAAGCTACGCACGGAAACGGGAACTTCTAAGCAAGGCTGCGGCGGAAGCAAGCAACGAACAGGAGAGGAAAGCCGCAGAAGCAGCGTTAGCCGCATTGGAGAAGCAACGCAAGGAATACGAAAGCCGGAGCGGAAGCGAACAATACGACCAGCTTCTAACCGAATACCAAAGCTACCAAGAGAAACAAACGGCAATTTTGCAGAAATACGCCGAGCAACGCGCAGAAGCGGAAAAGCAGGGCAATTTATCCATGATCACGCAGATAAACGCCAAGGAACAGGAAGAATTAAGCAAACTTGCTGCTTCGCGTCTTATGGCTACGGAAAGTTGGAATCAGTTGTTTAGCGACCTTTCCCGGCTAAGCACAAGCACGATAAACAAACTTCTTGAAGACATCAACAACAAGAAGATAACATTTTCCACGCAGTTTAACCCGGCAGACCTAAAAGCCATAAACGACCAATTAGAGAAAGCCCGTACCGAGTTGGAAAACCGTAATCCGTTTTTGGCGTTAAAAAACAGCCTTGCGGAACTTCGGGCGGCTATGAACGCCGAAAAACTATTAGACAGCGATGACCCGTTTGTAAAGTCGTTGCAGGATAAGAAGCAGCAGTACGAGCAATATGCCGAAGCGATAAGCAGTACCGACGAAATTTTAGCCGGTGCAGCAAAGACGGCATACGCCGACCTTCTTAAAGAAGGCTCATCGTACATTGATATGTTGCGGCGGAAAATTGCGGAGCTTGAAAACGTAAAACTTACCGTAGGGCTTGAAGTTGAAGGAGAAGAACAATTAGCAGTATTGAAAGCCGCGCTCAACAAGGAAACGGGAGAAACAAAGAATGTAGGCGAAGCGTTCAAAAGCACGTTTAGCGATATTGGAAGTAGCGTAAACTTTGTTTCCGGCGCATTTGACAGCGTAGTAAGCGGAATAAAGAATATGGGTATTTCCATGAGCGAGGAAACGCAAGCGATATTGGGCGACATTGGCGGCATTATGCAAGGAGCTGGGCAGTTAGCCACAGGAATAGCAACCGGCAACCCGTTGGGGATTATTCAAGGCTCTATCGGCTTGCTTTCTTCTGCTTTCGATTTGTTCAACTTCCGGGACAGGAAAGCGGAAAAATCCATAAAGCGGCATCAAGAAGCAGTTACAAAGTTGGGGTACGCCTACAACGCATTGGAACACGCCGTAGATAACGCTTTGGGCGAAACGGTATATCAGAACCAAACGGCTATGATTGAGAACCTACGCCAACAGCAGAATGAAATAAACGGCATGATCAGGGACGAAGAAAGCAAAAAGGACACCGATTGGGGCAGGATTGATGAATGGAAAGAGCAATACGCCGAAATAGGGCGGCAGATTGAAGATATAATAGCCGAGATTACGCAGAGCATTACACAGACTTCCGCGCCGGAACTTGCCGACCAATTAGCGGACGCGCTTGTAGAAGCGTTCGAGAATGGGGAAAGCGCGGCGGAATCTTTCGGAGAAGTAGCCAATGACGTAATTAAGAATGCCGTAAAAAACGCATTGGCTTTGCAGTTTTTGGAAGAACCGTTACAAAGGGCTATTAAGCAGCTTCAAAAAGATATGGGCTTTGACGAAGAAGGGAACGGTACGTTTGACGGCTTGACAGAAGCAGAGCAAGCAAGGTTTAAGGCAGCAATACAAGCCGCCGGGCGAAACTTTGAGCAAGCTATGAACATGTACAAAGACCTTTTCGAGCAAATAGAAGACGAAGGCGACCCGACAACCCTAAGCGGTGCTTACGCTACGGCGAGCCAAGAAAGCATAGACCTGTTAGCAGGACAGACAAACGCGGTAAGGCAGAACCAAGTAACGAGCATTGCACTCATACGCGAACAACTTACATACCTTGCGAGCATGGACAGGGGTATAAGCGTGATAGCGGAAAGGTTGCTGCGGATTATAAACAGGCTTTCAACGCCTACCGATGATGGATTACGCTCACAGGGCATAACGGACTACTAAAAGGATAAGTTATGGAATTTCAACAGCTAAAAAAAAGGCTTGCGGAAGAAGCCAAGGCGAACGGGATTTGCGAAGAATGGTACAATCACATTCTAAACGCGCCTTCAAAAGAACGGCTTTTGACGCTCTTTGTGAAGGGGTTGGACTTTTGCCTAAAAAACGAATTTACGGATGATTTATGGGCAGAATTTCAAGGAATGCGCCAGCACTACGGCGTATTCAAGAACGAACCTATCGAAGTAAAAGACTTGCGTAACGTTGTTGCTTTCGGGACTTCGGAAGGCACAGCAGAATTTACGGGTTTTCACGTAGCGCAGATATGGGCACGTGATAACGTAAAAATCAGCATTAAGGCAAGCGGTTACGCTTATATCACGGTTGATATAGCAGACCGGGCAGAAGTAGAGATAACAGCAAGCGACGCGGCGCGTGTAAGTGTATTCCTTCACGGCGGAAACTACACGGGAAGCACGACCGACAACGCACGGATTAAAGTAATCGATAAACGTAACTAATTATGGCATTAGAACAAAATTTGATATTGAACATACCGTTTGACGAAGCCAACGGCTCGCAAACAGCCTACGACTTCGCACAGAACCGCCATGACGCAACGGTAATAGAAAGCAGTTTTGTAACCGGGAAGCAAGGTAATTGCATCCATTTCGACGGCAAAGGACGCGCCGAAATAGATAGTAATATAGTAACGCTTTCGGGAAACTTCACTATCCTCGCATGGCTAAAAAGCATCCTTTTTGAAGACGGCTTTACAGGAACGCGGATAGGTTTGTTTTGCAACACAGACCAAACCGAAAACGGCTACCGGGAAGCATGGATAGACATAGAGCCGGGAAGTTGGGGCTACTTTGTCATACGGAAAGCAGGAAACCAAGTTAGGCTGTACTTAGATACGCAGCTTATAGAAACGGTGGTACTTCCTTCCACGCTAACGGGAATTGCGTTGGTGCAAGACGTTTATAGTACAGGCTACGGCTTCGGGGATTTGGACGAACTGAAAATATACAATGTTGCGTTAAGTGAAGCCGAAATAGCGGAAGAACTAAACAGCATTTCGCAGCTTGAATACTTTTTGAACGGTGTAAACTTCAAAGAGTTTGACCTGCATGTAGAAAGTTCTACCGGAGTGCTTGACCTTCCGAAGTTAAAAACGCCTGCTTCCGTGGATTGGGCAGACTATCACGGCAAGGTTATAGACTTGACAGCAAAGCGATACCAAGAAAGGGAAATAACGTTGAACTGTTGGCTAAGGGCAACCGGAAAGATGGACTTCACGGAGCGCGTAAACAGACTGTACGAGCATTTCAGACAAGACGGAACGCAACGGCTTATGATTTCAATACACCCGACCAAGCCGTTAGTTTTTGAGGTATATTGCGAAGACGGGGTAGCACCCTCGAAGCGTTGGCACGATGATAAGATGATAGGAACTTTCGCTTTGAAGTTGAAAGAACCCGACCCGGTTAAACGGGTGGTAAGGCATCAGCGGCTGAACGCTTCAAACGCGGAACTTACGATAGAGTTCAAAAGCGACAAGATGGTTAATGTCTATTGGGGGGACGGCACGATAAGCGAAGATGTTTACGGGGATTGTACCGGGAAAAACGCTTTGAAGCATACCTACGCAGAAAACGGAATATATTACGCCATTGTAGGCGGAGTAATTGAGGAAATAACAGACTTCGACACGAACGGCATTATAGTATGGAACAAATTGTAATTATAAAGGCAGACGGGACAAAAATACCGTTATTCAGCCGGAAGAATGCAAGCTGTGTAAGCAAGGCGGCGCAAAAAACCGCCTTGCTTTCGGAAGATATTGTAAGCATTTCCCTAACTTCCGCTGTCCCTTTGAATTTTGGTATAGGCGACCACATACTACTATACGGGAAACCGTACAAGTTGAATCAACTGCCCGAACCGACAAAAGAAGGGGAACGCCGTTACACCTACGATTTGAAGTTAGAAGGATTGCAGTACGATTTAATCGATGCACACTACCATTTGCCCGAAGATGCATACGGGGAAACCTATTATTCAGACCTTGCAGGGCATTTGCAGGTTTTGATGTGGAACATAAACCGCATCTTTCCGGGTAAGTGGGTTTTGGGAGAATACCCGGAAAACACGGAATACAAGAACATTACCAATTCCGGGAAAAACTGCCTTCAAGTCGTACAGGAACTTTGCAGCAATTACGGGGTAGAGTTTGAGATAACTACCGATGGAAAGAAATACACGCTCAATTTCAAAGCGAAAGTAGGAATAACACACACTTTTACTTTGAAGTATGGGCGCGGATTAGGTCTATACAAGCTGCAACGAAAGAACGTAAACAATTCCGGGATAGTAACACGGCTTTTTGTTTACGGAGGTACGGAAAATTTAAGGAGCAACTATGGACATACCCGGCTGTGCCTTCCGGGAACTACGCGCCTTACTTCATATATTGACGATGAAAACGCCATCGCGTTATACGGTGTCAAAGAGGGAGAAAAGGTTTACGACATAAAGCCGCAGCGCGTGGGTACGGTTACAGCTTTGGGCGCAGATGTTATCACATTCGCGGACAACACGATGTTTGATTTGAACGCGAAAGAACCGGACGGGAAAACTACGAAATACCTCATAGGCGACACAAGCGCGAAGATAAAGTTTGAAAGCGGTGGACTTGCAGGTTACGAGTTTGACATGCATAGTTACGACCACGCTACAAAGACTTTCGTTATAAACAAGTTCCAAGACGAAAACGGTACGGTATTCCCGTCGGAAACTTCGGCTGCTTTTCAAATAGCAGTAGGCAACAAATACAGCATTTCGGACATACGGCTACCGGATGAATACATAGAAAAAGCCGAAGAAGATTTGGAAGAAGAAGGGAGCAAATACCTCCCGACCGTCAGCCAGCCGCAAGTAAGCTACAAACTTGAACTTACCGAAGGCTTCTTTATCAAGATGTGGGGCAAAGATATTGAAACGGAAGTGTTGCACGTTGGGGACTTTATAAAGGTTGAGGATGAGCAAATAGGCGTGAACAAAGCCGTAAGGATTACGCAGATTGAGCGCGACCTGTTAAAGCCGCACAGCTACGATATCACGCTGAGCGACACAGTAACCAAAACTACGACAGTGCGCGTTTGGAACGAGTTGCAGGAGATAGACGAAATAATTAGAATAAACAATCTTGCAGACCCGGCAAAAGCGCGGCGTAGGTGGAAAGCTACGCAGGAACTTCTAAATATGGTTTTCGACCCGGAAGGCGATTATTACAGCGAGAAGATAAAACCGCTTTCCATTGAAACGCAGATGTTGAGCGTAGGGGCGAAAAGTACGCAGTTCACGCTGCAAAACATCATATTCCAACCCAACTACGGAGGGGACGCGAATACACTATACGTTTCAAACGGTACGCTCGTGCATTACGCGATAGACCCGGACGGCTTGAAGTATTGGGCTTTGGAAGGGGCTACTTTTTCCGGGCTAACACCGGCAGCGGCATTTTACATTTACGCAAGATGTCCGATAAACGGAGATACAGGAAACATTATACTTGTAGAAGGAGCAAGAACGGTAGATGGAGAAGCCGGGTATTACAATTTCCTTGTAGGTGTGCTTAATTCGGTGGTAACGGACGCAGGAGGGAAGAATCCGGGGCGGCTTGTAAGCCTTACTTACGGAAGCAGTACCGTAAACGGGCGTTTCATCCGCACAGGGCGCATCGAAAGCAGCGGCGGCGGAAAGTGCTACTTCGATTTGGATAATGACGAAATAGGCGGCGTTATAAAATTCGTAAAGAACGACGGCACGATAGTAAACGTTACGGACGTTGATGACAAAGCCAATGAGGTAAAGGACTATATAAACAATACCTTGCCCGGCATATTGAACGAAATGCAATCGCAGTTAGACGGGCAGATAGAGCAATTTTTTGAAGAATACGACCCGACCACAAGCAACGCACCGGCGAAAAATTGGAATACCACGCAGCTGAAAGATGAGCATTTAGGCGACCTGTTCTATAATACGAAAACGGGTAAGGTCTTCCGTTGGGTAAAAAACGGGAATACTTACAGTTGGCAGGAATTACAGGACAGCGAAGTAGCGCAAGCGTTGGCACTTGCTAACGATGCTTTGAAACTTGCAGGAACAAAACGGCGCATATTCGTATCAACGCCTACAACACCCTACGACGTTGGCGACTTATGGGTACAAGGAAGTACAGGCGACATTATGCGTTGCAGAACCGCGCGAGCTTCCGGCAGCTACAATGCATCAGATTGGGTAAAGGCTTGCAAGTACACGGACGATAGCGGACTGACTAACTTTATAAACAACAATTTTAACCCGAAAGTCAATGACTTGACGAACCAAATAGACGGGAAAATAGAAAGTTGGTTTCAGACTTCCGACCCGGCAAGCGCATGGACTACTACGGCTTTGAAGAAAAAGCACGTAGGCGATATGTGGTATAGTTCAACGACCAAGCTATTAAAGCGGTATAGTTCATCTTACGCATGGACTACGATAGAAGACCAAAAAGCCATAGATGCATACGAAGCAGCGAGCAAAGCACAGGACACGGCGGACGGGAAACGACGCGTTTTTGTTTCCACGCCGCGACCTCCTTACGATATTGGCGACCTTTGGCTGACAGGCGGAAAGGCAGACGGGATTTTGAAACGTTGCATAAGGGCAAGAACTTCGGGTAGCTATATAGCCAACGACTGGGTAGAAGCCGTTTATTACGACAACACACAAACCGTAATAGACGGTGGAATAGTAACCGCCGGAACGGTGCAGCTTGCAGGAAATGACCAAAGTATAAAGGCAGGCATTACGGGAAATGGAACGGCGGAATCAAGCGTTAGGTTTTGGGCTGGTGCCAGCTACGGAAACCGGAATACCGCACCCTACCGGGTATTGCAGGACGGAAGTTTTGTGGCCACCAAAGGAACGATAACCGGAACGATTTATGCCAACGCCGGAACGATAGGCGGTTTTGCGATTGCAAGCGGAAGAATCGGCGTAGCTTCGTCTTCGGGGGCAACAACCGGAAGCGGATTTTCTTTGTATAGCAGCTTTATAAAGTTTTCCGACTCTTACCGTTGGGCTTCCATAGGTACAAACGTGCTTCCATCTTCAACGGGAATTGTTGGAGTTGGACGATTTACAAACAATACGCCTAATTCTTTCGGGACTAACTACGGAATACTTATCAACGTTTCCGGCGCAAACACTAATATAGGAATAGTAAGCAACGGCGCAATAGTGAGTAACAGTTACATCGTAGATTACGGGATAGCCAAACTAACGCCGTCATCAAATAATTGCCTTGTACCGGGCGATGCCACAAAGCCTACTTTGTTCAAGTTGATGCCGAGGTTTATTTACAGCAATTCGGGTATAGGATTGCCAAGACGTGACTCCATTTGTACCGTATTGGGCATAAGCAATTCTACGGCGTTTGCGGTGCGTATAGTCATCATTTGCGACCGGACAAGTACGCAAACCGGTTACGTTTGTGGTAGAAATACTTTCGTAAAGAACAGTTCGGGAGGTAACGCAATGAACAGTAACTATTACCCGTATATGATGGATAATAACGGCAACAACAACACCAATAAATGGAATATGGCTAAGGGAGATATACGCGAGTTCCTTTTAGTTTGGGACGGTAGCAGCAGTTATTATGCGTACTGCCTTAGCATGAGGGAATAACATAGAAATCACGGCGAAATAAGCGGTAAGAGTGATTTGTACGCCGATTTTCACGGCTTCGGGGTACAAACACTTCGCCAACACTTAGCGGACGTATCAACTTAATACCGCTTATTGATATTTTTGTAGGACATTAAAAAGAAAAAGTTATGCAAAACAGAAACGGCGACTTAGTAAGCGCACAAATTTCGGTAGCCGGAACGGTGGACTTTTCCGGCGGAAACTTCCGAATGGACACGCCTTTTTGCTTGAAGAACGATGGCGAAACGGCGGTAGTGCTTGAAGTGAACCTTTGGGGAATGCCCGAAGGGGAATTTATAAGCACACGGTTTGAAACGGGTTGGAATCCCGAAATCATACGAGAGATTAAAAAGACAAGTTCAGCAACCGCCCTCGTTTGGGGCTATTAAAACATTTGGATATGGGTATATTTATAGGTATTGGCAACACGAAGCCAGCATTTCCCTACGATTATTACTACGGGGTGCAAATCAACGTGAATGTAGCAGACACGGCACTAACGAGAGTTGGGCGACCGGAATTGCACGTAACGCTGCCGGTGCAGTCATTGATGCGCCGTTGCTTGATTAACGACAGCGGAGAAGTAGTAACATACTTGCACCCGACAGACAGCACAAAGACAGATACAGGCGCAACGGCAGACCTTACGGGAACTACCGGGCAAGTCATGGTAGAGATACCGAAGCACTACCGCAAATTCGAGTTTGACGGGACAATCATAACCGCGCTTATTTCCTTGTACAACCTTCCGGGCTTCCACGAAGTACCGAAAATGTACATCAGCGCATACGAAGCGACCATAGACCGCACAACAAGCTCAACGCCGAAACTTGCAAGTGTGGTAAACAAAACCGCCAACTTCCGGGGAGGTAACAACAATTCGGCATGGGACGGCACTTATAGAAGCCTGTTAGGACTTCCGGCAACACAAACGAGCCTTACCAACTTCCGCAAGTACGCGCGGAACAGGGGCGAAGCCGGGCTTAACGGTTGCGGTTGGAATTGCAACCTGTACGCCGCGCAAGTGGCTATGTATTGGCTTTACGTCATTGAGTACGCAAACCGCAACTGCCAAGCCGCATACAACGCAGAACCTACAAGCGAGGGTTACAAGCAAGGCGGATTAGGCGACGGCGTTACCACGTTGAACGGCGCGAAATGGAACACTTACAACAGCTATTATCCGTTTGTGCCTTGCGGATTTACAAACAGTTTGGGAAACCGCAGCGGCGTAGTAGAGTTCACGATGCCGGACGAATATGACACGGGGGTAGTAACCAAAGTAAAAGTACCTTCATATAGAGGTGTGGAAAATCCGTTTGGGCATTTGTGGAAGTGGACGGACGGCTGCAAGTGCGAGATACAGAGCGACACGGACGGAACTTTATCGAAGTTCTACGTTTGCTTAGACCCTTCCAAGTTCCAAGACAGTAGTTATAACGACTACGATTTGCGCGGAGAATTGCCGAGAAAAGAGGGGTACGTTAAGCGAATGATGATAGGCGAACACGGCGACATTATGCCGACGGAGGTAGGCGCAAGTTCTACAACCCACTTTGCGGACTACTTCTATACCAATATACCGGCTTCCGGAGCGGCTATGAGGGGTGTCTTGTTCGGTGGTCACGCGGCTTACGGCGCGACTGCCGGGCTCTCGTTTGCGTATACGACTAACGCGGCTTCGTATACGAATGCGAGCATCGGCTCTCGGCTTTGCTTTATTCCGGCGTAGCATTACGTCACGAAACGGCAACAGAAAACACGCCCCAACCGCCGCGCCATTATTGGCGGTTGGGGTATAACAGAACTAAAAACAAATTCAGTCATGAACGAAAATAACAATACCCGGAAGGAACAGCAGGAAGATGACGGCAGTTTGTCGTTTTTGGCAATTCCGCAAGACGAAGGAAACAAGCATTTCAACTGCAGGGAAACGACCCAGCAGAAATTAATCAACCTTACGTTTTGGGTTTGCGACTTCATAGAAGGAGTTAAAACGAAATTCGGCGCGGAACGCTTCTTAGTGAAGATAAAGAAGAACCGGGATGACAAAGACAGCGAAGCCGAAAAGTTCTTTACCAATTCAAGCGAAATAAAGTACGTTTTGAAGGAGATAAAGAAACGGAACGCTTTCCCTCGCCGGGTTACGATGAGAGCAAGCGGAACACGCTATTACTTTGAGTAAAAATATGACGGTTGTTTGTTCTTCGGGTGTCTTGTTCGGTGGTAACGCGAATAACAGCGCGAATGCCGGGCTCTCGTATGCGAATACGAATAACACGGCTTCGAATACGAATGCGAACATCGGCTCTCAGCTATACTGATACTTTTTGTAAAGCAATATAAGGACAAAGACCGCGCCGACAAAAAGGCGGAAAACAGTAAACATTAACGGGATTTGGTAGGGAAACCGAAGAACCCCATTTAATCAGCAAAGCAAGTTATGAAAAGGTTGGGCAACCTATACGATAAAATTATAAGTTTGGAAAACTTACGGCTCGCAGACAAGCGGGCTCGTAAGGGCAAACTTAACACCTACGGCGTTAAGGTACATGACCGCCACGCCGAAGCCGACCTTTTGGCTTTGCACGAAGCATTGAAGGCAGGAACTTACAAGACTTCGGAATATAGCACCTTCTTTATTTACGAACCAAAAGAACGTGAGATTTTCAGACTACCGTACTTTCCCGACCGCATTGTACACCACGCAGTAATGAACGTGTTAGAATCTGTATGGGTGTCCATATTCACGGCGGACACATACAGTTGCATCAAAGGGCGAGGAATACAAGCGGCAGCGGACAAGTTACGGCACGTGATAGACCGGGACAAACCCGGTTGCGCCTATTGTCTGAAAATTGACATACGGAAGTTTTACCCTTCCATTGACCACGCTATATTAAAACGGATTGTTCGCCGGAAGATTAAGGACACACGGCTACTTAGACTTCTTGACGAAATAATAGACAGCGCGGACGGACTGCCCATCGGGAACTACCTAAGCCAATTCTTAGCAAACCTCATGCTTGCGTACTTTGACCATTGGGTTAAAGAGACCAAGCGCGTAAGGTATTATTTCAGATACGCCGACGATATTGTAGTATTGCACAGCGACAAAAGGGTATTACGCGCCTTGCTTGCCGACTTTGAACGGTATTTGAACACCGAACTAAACCTGTATGTCAAAGACAACAAACAGATTTTCCCGGTAGCGAAAGACCACAAAGACAGGCACGGGCGCGGCATTGACTTTTTGGGATATGTGTTTTACCACAACGAAACACGGCTAAGAAAGCGTATCAAACAGAACTTTTGCCGGAAGGTAGCCAAGTTGAGGAAGCGGAAGAAACCGATAGGCGAAGCGCAGTTCATGCAAGCCGTAGCCGCGTGGTGGGGATGGGCGAAACACAGCGATAGCGAGTATTTTATCAACAAGTTAAATAAAATTTCACCTTATGAAATCAAATTCAAACGTTAGACCGGCTATTATCCAAGATTTGGGTAACGGCTCATTCCATTACAACTACAACGTAACGGAAAGGAAGATAGAAGACGAAGAAGTAGGCGAAAAGACTGTTTACGACTACGATACGGTACAGGTGTGGGAAAAGCCGACCTACGACAACCTTACACGCGCCATCATACGCAGCGAGATAGACGAAACCGAAGAATTTTCTTTGATTAACGACTACTACGCCGCGCAGTTGGGAGTAGAAAAGGACGAAGACCGCAAGACGAAAGCAGTAAACGACTACAAGACCTACCTCGCGCACGTTGCGGACATAAAACAGATGGTGAGGGACGACCTCGCTACGGTTGGGTTGGACGAAAGCGCATAGCCTATGGGAACATTAACGGAAACGGTAAACGTCATAGTCGGAATTGTAGCATCACTTGGCGGCGTAAGTCTTATTAAATTCCTTTTCTTCATGCGCCCGGAAAGGCGCAAGGCACAGGCGGAAGCCGGACTGAAAGAGGTGGAAAAGGAAGAACGCGAGCTGGGCATAATGAAAAACCTCGTAGAAAGTTTGCAGAAACGAATAGAACAGCAAGACCAAAAGATTAAGGAACTTAACGAACGTCTTGACAGGTTGTATAACGAGAAGCACGAACAGGAACGGGAGAATAACGCCCTTATCCGCGAAAACAACGAATTGCGGCTCGCACTTAAAGAAGCGGAACACAACGTTTGTGTACGCCCCGATGACGAATGTTTCAAAGGACGTTTGCCGAAACGGACTTATTGCAGGCTGAAAAGGCTTGCGCAAGGCGACTACGACGCTTTCTATAAAGACGGCGACCCGGAAGAAGAAACAGACAACCAAAGGGAAGGTAACAATGAGGATAACGGAATACTTGAAAAGCCTAATAAGGGCTAACAGCTATGACAGTAGCAAGAGTTTCGCCCTCGTGCTTTCCGTATTGGTTGGAGCATTGATAGGGCTTTGCGTTTGCTTCTGCCTTGTGTGGGATGTGTGCAGTAACGGACATTTGGAAACCGACCTCGAAGGGTTGGGCGTATTCCTTCTTTGCGTTGGCGCATACATGGCAGGAGGTGGAGTAAACAAAGCTCTTTCAGAGCGGAAACGTAGTATTAACAAAGAGCATATTAACGAAAAAGTAAACAGCAATGGCAAAGATTGAAATTTTAGCACCGTTCATTTTGAGTTGGGAAGGCGGTTTTTCCAACCACCCGAACGACAAGGGAGGGGCGACGAACAAGGGAGTAACCATCGCCACATGGAAGCAAGTAGGCTACGACAAGGACGGCGACGGGGATATAGACGTAAGCGACCTGCGTTTGATTACCGAGGAAGACGCGGTTAGCCGCGTCATGAAGCCGCATTATTGGGACAGGTGGAAAGCCGACCGGATAGAAAGCCAGTCTGTCGCAAACATTGTGGTAGATTGGGTATGGGGAAGCGGAAAGCACGGCATTACGAACGTGCAGGCATTGTTAGGCGTGGCAGTTGATGGAATTGTAGGGGAAAAGACCTTAGCCGCCATCAACGCGCAAGAACCGCGCCAGCTTTTCGACCGCATCAAGCGGAAACGGGAAGAGTTCATAGAAAATTTGGTAAGGCGCAACCCGTCACAAAAAGTTTTCCGCGCCGGTTGGTTGCGAAGACTATCGTATATCAACTACGGAAGTCTGACGTACAACGCCGTACCGCTACAAAAACATTCATTCACGGACATATAATAATAGGTATGAAATGGATTACCCGTATTACATTATTGATTTGTCTAACATTGCCGACTTTGTTATCCGGGTGCAGTACGACACGGAAGACCGCAAAAGGCACGGAACAGACAAACGTAACCGCCATACAGGAAACAGACCGGACAGAAGAAGAAAAGCGTTTGGCGGAAGTCATAACCAATACAGAAACAAACGACCGTACAAACGTGGTTATCGAGTTCACGAAGACGGAGTATGCCGACGGGAGTACGGAAACGAAGACAGAACCGCCCGAACAACATCCCGGCGAAAAAGTGAAACCGAAACCGGGAACGGAAAGCAAAGGCGGCATAAAGTCAGTTACCACCGGAAAAATAACCATCAATGGCGACCGGAAGGAAACGACAGCGACAACAGCGACGGAAACAGGCGAAAAGAAAGCCGAAACACAGACAACCACCGGAGTAAGCGCGGACAAGACCGCGACCGTAGAAACGGAACAGGAAAAGAAGCCTAAAAGGGGCTTGCTTGATTGGATTTTCTTAGCCGGGATAGTGGCAGCTTGCGCCGCCGGAATTACTTACGCCGTCAGACGCTTTAAGATTAAGGCTGGGAAGTAAAAACGCCCACAAAAAGCCAAAAATGGGCGTTTTTATGGGCGTTTAATTCTTAACTTGCTGACATTCAGCGTTAGAAGCGGAGAGAAAGGCTCTTTGTGTATTGCGTTTAAAGATGGTGCCGACTGGTGCATCAACTCTGTATGGCACGACGCAAGCGAACAACCTAAAAGAAACGAGATTTATTTAGTCCAAATGGGCAAAGATGGCTTTGATACTTTCTATGATTCTAAAAATTGGAAAGTATTCAAAAGGGGGTTAAATATCACCCGTTGGGCATACATCGAAGATTTACTACCTAATACGGAGGAATAATAAATGTTAGACATATTGGAATTTATATTTCAGGACTTTTTTCATTGGCTCGGTACGGTAATACTCATTATTTGTATTCCCTTTCCATTTAGCCATAATAGTTTCATTAATATCAAAAACGAAAACAAGGAGGATTGACCCATGAACTTGAACGAACTGAGAGACCGTGCCTACAAGACCGCCTGCAAACACGGCTGGCACGAGGAAGACCTGAGTAACGAACATCTTTTATGCTTGGTCATATCCGAGCTAATGGAAGCCGTGGAAGCTGACAGGAAAAGAATGCACGCATTCAGGACACCATTTGAAGATTTTATATGTCGTTTCACGAGAGACCCGGAGCACGCTTACAAGGTCGCTTTTGACGAATACATCAAAGATTCCGTGGAGGACGAACTTTCCGATGCCGTGATACGCCTGCTCGACCTTGCCGGGCTTAAAGGTATAGATTTGGAAAACTTCAATTACGAAGAAAGCCACATATCCGATTATTCAGGATTATCATTTACCGAAGCCATGTTCGGCATCACCAAGGAAATCACGAACGGTTTTACGGAAGACGATGTACTGGAAGAGAAGGTACATTCTGTCTTGAATGAAATCTTCTCTTTCTGCGAGGATATGGAAATAGACATTGAGTGGCAAATCGAACAGAAAATGCAGTATAACGAACTCCGTCCGTATAAACACGGGAACAAAAAGTATTGAGTATGAAAGCAAGAATAAAATCAAACGGGCATATAGTGAATGTCCACGAAACGGGAGAGCGCGTGATTAGTAAAAACGGTATCGAACGAATATATATAAGCGATGATTGCAGTGGAATTTACTATATCCAGTCGGAACTTGAATTTTTACAAACCAATGACGAAGACACCATTGACTGGAATCAAGTCCGCATACAGGCGGCCATAGCTGCGATGAAGTCTTTAATTACGTGTTATGAAGGTGTTTCCAATGCAGAAAAAAAGGTTATAGAAGAATCTGTGATATATGCCGACGCTTTGGTGGCAGAACTCAAAAAGAAAGGAGGACAGAAATGAAACGGATAATCAAATTCAGAGGAAAAAGAATCGAAAACGGCGAATGGGTGTATGGCTACCTCGCCGACGAAGATTACATAAACGACATAAATTCTATTGACCTATCCTCAAAACAGGTTAATCCAGAAACCGTCGGGCAGTTCTCCTTATTTTATGACAAGAACGGGAAGGAGATTTACGAAGATGATATACTCAAATTTTATCACAACAATAAAGAATTTGTTTGCGTTGTCGGATGGAATAATAAGGTTGGCGCATGGTGCATACGACTCAAATATGAAGCGATTTTGGGTATAAGACCTTTGGGCGAATGGTTGTGTGATTATTTAATGGAAAAAAATGGTAACATCCACGACAACCCCGAACTACTGGAAGGAGGAAGCGATGAAGAATAACCAATTATTGAACAATTACTACGATTCCTGCAACGCCCTGCTCGAAGCCTTCTGCAAAAAGCACTACTTCGACTATGAGGATGCCCGGCAAAGTTGGGTCGCCGGATGCGTGGGCGAAATAGTGTGCTGTGGCGATTATTACTTCAACATGGACGTGATAGTCACCGACCTCAAAGAGGATGCTCCTGAAGAGGAACTGATAAAGTGGTATGACTATAACACAGAATGTTCCTTCTTCGGAATAAACGGTTGTAACTACCATTCATGGCTCAAAGGTTGTCCTAAATTGTCAGAAAATGAAATTGAAGAAATCAGGCAATATCAAAAGATTGTGGAAGACGCCAAAAAGCAATTGGATGAATGTGTCAGTAAATATAAGGAAAGAGGATTTTAGCAATGACCACCCTTAATTTTATCCTGCAAGTCCTGTTCTTCGTAGTGAACAGCTTGGCTTTATGCTTCCTCGTATGGTTTGTCTGTCGCATAATTAATCGGATGGGAAAGAGGCTGGACGAGACAATTAACTTCATGCGCTGGGTCAAGTCGAGACACGACACCACCCATCTTAATATGCTATATCATATTTTGTCTCTCTGTATCCAACAGGAGAAATACGAAGATGCAGCCAAGATAAAAAAGATGATTGACGAAGAATTGAAAGAATTAAATAGTGTATAATCAAATCGCTTACTCAAATATTTTTGTATATTTGGTGCGATTTTAAATTTGTCATTTATGAAAACAATAGCTTTTTTCAATAATAAAGGCGGTGTTGGGAAAACGACCTTTACTTTCCATTTAGGGTACGCTTTAGAACAAATTGGGAAAAGGGTACTTTTTGTCGATTTAGATCCCCAATGTAACTTGACTGCTCATATCTGTTCGGAAAACATTATCGAAGAGGCTTGGGGAGAACAAGGCAATAGTTTATATAAAGCTATTGAGCCAATCGTTACTGGTGCTGGAGATGTAAAGACTGTTACTCCTTATCATGTTCCCGGAAGAGGAATTTGGATTTTTATAGGAGATTTGTTATTGTCGGACTTTGAAGGAGAATTGTCTAATGCGTGGACGCAAATATTGGCAGCGCAAGAAAGAGGTTTCCGTGTAACATCCTCATTGTTGAGGATGGTAAAAGAGTTCGGAGAATCAAATCAGATAGATTATATCCTCGTCGATTTAGGTCCTAACTTAGGATCATTGAATCGTTCTGTTATATTGAGTTGCGATAACTTTATTATACCTATGATTCCTGATTTGTTTTCTTTAAGAGGCACTCAAAATATAGGAAGAGTATTTGCACAGTGGATTGACGATTATAATTTTGCTAAGCAAAGAGCGCGAGTGAATAATTTCGACATCCCTAAAGGCGAGCCTAAATTTTCAGGATATATTTTACAGCAATTCAATGTATATAGGCAGCGCAAGACAAAAGCGTATCAGAATTGGAGTAACCAGATTCCTGCATATATTCAACAATACCTTATAGAGCCGTTAATTTCGGAAAGGTTGTCCCCCTTAGATTTGGTTATTGGTGGAGTCGATTATAAAATTGCGGATTTTAGAAATTATCATAGTCTAATTCCTTTAGCTCAAGAAGCGAAGAAACCGGTATTTGAGCTTACCAGTAATGATGGCGTTATAGGTGCTCATTATCAATATGTAAAGGAGTGTTTGGATGAATTTGTAGAAATAGCGCATATTGTAGTCGACAGAATTAAATAGAAAGAACAACTAAGGAATTCTTTTAATATAGAGAGCATCAACGAAAGATGATGCTCTCTTGTTATTTTTACATAATTCAGTCTATGATGATATTCTACACCACTAGTCAGGACTATCCCCGGCTTAAACAACTCCTTGATAAAGGATACGAAATCGTATGCTTCTCTTTGAAAAGCAAAGAATGTGCGCTCGCGAAAAAGCAAACATTCTGTGACGGTCAGAACTTCGACTACAATTTTGGGTGTTTCCACATCTTCGACCATGATTTAGAGGAAGCTACATTCGAGCAACTTTGTGAACTCTACGATGTCGAATTTATTGAACCGGACAAATAAAGGAATATATGAAACTTGAAAGAAATGAATACCTCTGGTACAAAGCCAGTCTTGCAGCCCTTGGTAACGAATATCTTTCCAAAAATTGGGAAGTGAAACTCTATGCCACCTCACTCTACAATGCAATGCTGTGGGGACGGGAGACAAATGGAAAATAAAAAAGGGAGCCAGCCCGCACGACCAAGCAGGCCCCCCAACGATTATTTAGGTACAAATATACGGATTTCTAATTAAATAATCGTATCATGGAACTGGATTTTGATAAAATCAAACGCATTAGGAAAATCAGAAGCGTAAAATCGGATTTGTCCAAAGAAGAAAACATCTTAATAAAACCGATACTATCAGACAAGAAGCTTATTCCCCTAATTTATAAAACGTTCACCAATATCATTTGCAAAAAGTCCGATGAAGGCATAAGTACAGTAATGCAACGGAAAAAGTTCATCTTCATTATATTATATCTTTACTCTCCATCCTCTTTGGCAGGCGATAAGATGGCTTCCGGGTTGCGTAACGAGTTATCCAATGTATTAGGCATTCAGGCTAAAAGCACAATTTCTAATAATTGTGCGAATTTGGTCTTCCTTTATCAGAACTATATGGACTTCCGTAATGATGTGGAGTTCATCTACAATAAGATTCTGTCATGGTTGAAAATTTATGGATTGATAAAATGAACAATAGTATTGGTCATCATAAATTCCAATACAGTACCGACAGCAACCGGCAATAATCCATATACGGAATATTGTCGGTTCTGTCAATCAGCTCATCAATGTCTTCCCTTCCTCGCATCACGTTCAAGTTTTCTTCGCATCCCCCGGCTCACACCATGACGGGAAGCAATGTCATTCAATATTCTCTTCTCATCCGCAGAAAGCATACTATATACTTCCTCCCGGCTCTTGCCGCTGAACACGGCTTTCAATACCTTCATTACTTCCATGTTCTATTGAATATTAAAGTGAGCAAATATATCCAAATCCAGGAGAAAGAATTGTCATTGTATCCGTACTTCATCCGTTTTTCCCAAATCGGAAGCTTTTTCTTCTTCATGACGGTTCATTTTAAAAAGATCCATAGCCTTCTCCATTGTCGCATTCGGATTGTCATATTCCGATAAATCCAATGTTCCAATGATATATTTCTCAATAACCTTTGCCATTTCATCAAAAGTTTCTTTATCTGCGCCACTTTCTACGGCAAGACGGGCTGCTTCAATTCTTATGTTTAATTTATCCATGATTCTTTATTAAATTATTTCTGCAATGCCCGCAAAGGAATTTCTTCGCCACCGGAAACATTTTCTGGCCCACATACCCGCTAAGGTACTGCGCCTCCTCCCCAAACGGGTCAATCCCGAACGCCTGTGAGATATGTCGGCACAAATGCCCCTTCTCATGGTCCCATGAGTTCTGGAACTGCTCGGGGGTGGACGTAAGCGAAATCACCACCAGCGTCTCTCGTCCGTAAAAGTCAGAATACGTAAGCCCCGTGTCCGGATTACCCTCAGAAAGGCTCCGGGCAGCCCTTTCAAGCTGTCCACCCCGGCATCCTATCCTTTTCAACTCATGAAGAATCTCATACTTCCAGTACGTCGTCACGGCATAGTAAACCCGAACCTTCCAGTCATATTCCGGTATGTAGAAATCCTGCACTATCATAACATATCCGACCACATAATCGGTGTACCGCTTCCGATGCAATCCGCGTAAAACCTCGTGAAAGGCAACCCCTCATATCCGTCCGGATCATCAATATAATCCTTGACGAACAACGCAAGATGTGATTCGTCGGCAATCGAGCTCTTGTAATAATCCGCCTTCGCCATGTTGGCCACGTACACGCAGTCGTATCCGGCATCCTTCTCCAGTTTGATACCGTATTTCTTCAAAAGTTCCTCGACTTCATCCTTCTTCATTGCCTCCAGCTTACGTGTCTTACCTGTAGATGCGGCAGATGAAGAATCATCCGACACCCTCATTTTCGATACGGCCCACTCGCACATCTTTTTTGAGAAATGCCACCCGTACTGTGAAAGATACTCTTTCATTCCTGACGGAAGCCTGTCGTATGTATCCAATCTTTGTCCCATAACCCATTTATGATTTAGTGAAAGAGGGGCATTCCACCCCTCCCATGTTAATAAAACTCCCCGTTGGCACGTCTGCGCCGACGTTCGCCCATCTCATCCATTCGGGGATACTCAGGAAAGTAGCCCGGCATACGGCGTTCTCCCATGTCGGAATAACTTCCTCCACCGTTGTAACCGCCTTCACCACGGAACCCCATTCCTCCGTGCATCTCTCTCATGGCCTTTTCATAACCATGCCGGCAACCTTCCCTGTAAGCCTCCTCCAGTTCACTGCCGCCTCTCATTCCGAAGCCGCGTCCGTAATCGTCACGCCCCTCTTCCAAAATAGTCCACATTCCCATAATTATTTCTTGGTTTTAGATGTTTCAGTATTCAGGCCAAGCTGTTCCATAAGCTGCCGGTTCAACGCCATAAGGTCAGACATGTTCTTGCTCATGTCGGCCATCTGGCTTTTCAAGCTTGAAATCTCCTGTTCCTGCCTTTGTTTCTCCGCAAATTCAGGGTTGAGCATGGTCAGCATCTCATCGCATGCGGTTATCACATTAAGATGGTAATCCCGGCTGTTGACAATCTCGCTGCTCTTCTGTTTTATCATCGAGATTTCATTGTTCATCGCATCCCGCGAACATGAGACCACGATATTCCCGTTCTGTCCGAAGTCCGCGATGTCACCGCCTGCCGGAAGGTTCTGGAACGTCGTATTCTGCCCGTTGATACTGGCCACCACGTCCACCACCATTTCTATCTGCGGTGACGGGAAAGGCTGTGTCATGGGATATTTGGGCTTGGGAGCCGACACGCTCACCACCGAACCTATCTCCACATAATGCTTAGCTTCCTTATGAAGGATGAATAACTGATTGTTTGCCCTTAAATTCTGAAACATGATTGTTGTTTTTTAAATAGGGACACCGCAACCTGCGATGCCCCGGTTAATTACTTGTTCACTCCAGCCGGAGCCGTTCTCACGTTTGCCTGTGCCGCCGTGGCGGTCGTAGGCCTGTATCCTCCATTGACAAGGAACAACTCATTCGTGTACTTGTTATAATGGATTTCATAAATGCCCGTTCCCGCAAGGTTGGCCACCGTCACCGGCTCACCCCCGTAAGCCATAAGCGGACGGGTGTCACCGTTTGTCCCTATCAGTATGGGAAGCGTGCCCGTCGTACCGGCCGGTATCGCCTGACGGAGGTTGATGTAGAACCCTCCCACATAGTCCCTGTTACGGAACGCATGGTTGGGAAGCTCCAGCGTCACATTCTCCGTGCCCACCGTGACCGCCACCGTCGGGAGGGTGTTGAAATTCACCCTGCCCAGTGACGGGAACGGAAAGGGAAGTCCTGTAAAAAAGTTAGGCCACATAGCTACCTCCTTTCTTACCGGAATTAACCCCAGTAGTTGTTACCACATCCATAACCGCTACGGCCATAAGCCATGTCTCCGGCGTATGCACCGAAAGCTGCCGCACGGAAAGTTTCCGGGTTATATACCTGCAACTGCGGGTACGGTACCGCTACTGTGGGAGGCATCTTACACTTGATACCATCCACATCCCCTTGCAAAGCCTGCAAGCCTGCCGCCAAAGGCGCAATCTGCTGTCCTACGGCATTCAGGATGGTAGCGTTCTGGTTACGTTGCGAAATCTCACCCTTCAATGTGGCAATCTCCGCATCCTTGGCTGCCAAAGCCTCTTGCTGACGACGCGCCTCTGCCGCATCCATTTTGGCGACAAGCGTATTAAAACCGTCACGGTAAGCATCAGCCAAAGAGCGAGTGTTACCCTCCATAGTACGGGTGAGCGTATTCATGCTTTCGCAATTTGCCAAACGGTTCTCATATCCCTGACGTTCAATAGCAGTCTGCGTCTTGCAGCAGCAGTCGGCAATCTGAGTGAGAATAGCTTGGTTTCCGCTCTGGAAGGCGTTGATGATTTGCTGCGTGGACATGCCCACCTGGTTCCCTACACCCTGAATCAAGCCTTGGATGTTGCACAAAGCCGTCTGCAACTGTTGTGTAGAACAGTTCAAAGAAGAAGCGAGCTGGTTAATGGCATTGCCGTTACCTTGAATGGCGCTCATCAGGTATTCACGACCCACATCACCATTCAATTCAGCCGGTAATCCTCCTCCGTTACGTCCTCCGAAACCGAATCCGTTACCGCCCCAGCAGAACCAAAGCAGGATAATCCAGATAAACCACCATGAGCCTCCCCATTGGTCCTGGTTGTTGCGTCCCTGAGAAAGGAGCGCCATCAGGTTAGGATCCACTCCCTTGCCGCCCATCAGGTTAGGAAGCATGGCCATGATGTCAAATTTGTTGCCCCCGCCACTCGAAGGCTCCTGATTAAAAACATAAGTTCTCTCCATAATGTATTTTTAATTAATAGTTACAAGGTCAGGCATATCCTGACCCTGCAAAACTACAAATACATTATGTCACTCAAAATCAGTTTTTTCCCAACTCATTCCCGATTCTTTCCCGATATATTCCCATCATTTTCCCACACC